TTACTGTTTTTTGTACTAAATTTTTAATATTTGCTTTGGACTGAACTGTTTTAGTTGTTCTTACGGATCCTGCCTCCATGAGATTTCCTTTTGCAGTTATTGTTTGCGTCGGTCCTCCAATTGTAGTATAGTTTATAACCAATTTAGGTCTTTTATTTATATCTGTTGTGTAGTCCGTAGAATAATAAATTTGACACGATATTTGGGAAACACCCACCATTTCTCCTTCAGACATTATCATCCAACCATAATTAAAATATGTTCCATCAATAATTTTTTGTATATCATCAACCAGAGTAACACTTGTTAGGTCGACAAAGGCATTATGAGGGGTGTCCGTTACGGTATAATTGACTGACGCAGAAGCCGCCCTATCATTTCCTGAACTATCTGCTCCACCCGTAGTCCACACATTCCCAGTCGAATAACTATTCCATGTAACTTCTGTCCCCACCCAGTTTCTAAGCAAACGATAAACATGAGCTGAATAAGAAGAAGCGACACCATTTCTGTAATCTGTTGCGTTTTCATACAAGCTTAAAGTAGCAGAGTTAATTACGGAACCTGCGGGAATAGAAGATATGTCAAATTTGATAAAAATCCTATATTTATCGCTCGCACCAGATGCTCCATCTCCAATGTCAATATCGGTTAATGTCGAATTATTTGCATCTGCATTATTACTATTCCCATAAGTATCTATAACGCCTGCACCTTGTATCACCAAATGTGTATGTGTTCCCCCTTCATATAAATCTAAAATCTCCATCTCACTTATTACCTTTCCATTCCAAAAAGCAAGGTCGTCAATATATCCACTATAAAAACCTCCCCCATCTGCTCCCCCTGCAGCTGCGTATAAACCTATTCTTACATAATTAGTTGTCCACGAAATATTTGATGAACTTGCCGATGTAGATTCTAATGCTCCGTCAACATATATTTTTGCATTTGTTCCATCCCAAGTAGCAACTAAAAAATGCCAATTCCCATCAGTAATGGTGGTAGTTCCATCAGCGTTAACTCCCGTTCCTATAGGATAATGGTCAATAGCCGCCTTTCCTCCCCTAACTCTGAATTGTATTCCGTTTACAGCTTCAGCTGCAGCAGAAGTAAAAATTGTACCATTAGCCGAAGGTTTAACCCAACAAGAAATACTGTAAGTTGTGGCAGGCTTAAAATCAGCGTGGTCTGTTAAAGCTATTTTTGAAGACGAACCATTAAACAACGCTCCTTGTCCAAATCTTCCATAGGCTGCGTTATAAGTTATTGCTGTGTCTGTTCCATCGTGAGCATTTTTTGAATCAGAAGAATCACCATTAAGCTCCCATAAGGCTTTTAATTCTGTATCAGAATAAAGAGGTGAATCTATTATTGGTATTGCTGCCATTAAATTCTGCTAGAAACTTCAGTCAGCTCTAAGGTTACATCAGAGTAAAAATCGGTTGACTGATTTCCAGGTGTTTTAGGCGTTCTTTCTTTTAAAACTGCAAGCACTGAAATTCCGCTTGAAGTAGATGTGTATTTATCCCATGTAAATGTTTGGGCAGTTAAGTTGTTGATTTCCCCCTCTAAAGCATCGTAATCAGCCACGTTCATATGCGACCAGTGAATGATATATCTGTATTTTCTTGCCATGACATCCCATCTTGTTTTCCCCCCAAGAGTTTCCTGTTCCGCTTTTTTCAAAATATATTCGCGGCTTGAATCTGTTGGGCATGATAAAGTGGTAGAACCTAAAACTGGATTAGCCATATCTTGTTTCTTCAGTTGCGAGATAAGTATTGAGCAATCTTGCAAAAGCTCTAACTTCTCCCTCAGAAGCGATCATCATTCCTGGTTTTATATTATAATTGACTGTTTTTCCTGATTGGGCTGGGATTGCCGACTGAGCCTGAGATAAAAGATCTGGCAAATTGTTTAACACTCCCGTATTATAGTTTGGAGTGACATCTCCTGGAATATTTGATAAAACCCCAGCGGCAACATCGGCGGCATTGCTTAGTATCCCCGTGTTGCCCATTATCCCATCTGCAAACATCTTCATCAAGTTTGGCATCCATTCATCAGCCGTGCTGAGTGGTCCTTCTTTCGCAGGTGAGTGCATTTCAAGGGAATTTGCAATTAACTGTGCAACTTTGTTAGGAATATCTTTAACATCTTTTAATTTTTCCTTAATTCCATCAAAAATTGTCTTTATTAAATTTTTACCCCAATCCTTTATACTATTCAAGTTCGAATTTAATCCCTGCATTATACCGTCGGCAATAGATACGCCGATATTCTTTATTTTATTCCAATCTATTCCATTTGTTATTCCTGCTACCATTTTGCTTCCCCATGTCAAAACTGTGTCGAAATTTTTATTCATTTCGGCCCAAACTGTAGAGAATTTTGTTTTTGCCGTGTCCCAAACTTTTCCCCATGTCGTCTGGATATTTATTCCAGTTATAGAAAGAGATGCCAGAATATCGCTCCATGCCTGCGAAGAGATGCTTTTTATATCTTCCGATTTGGAACTTATTGTTGACTTGATAGTTTCCCAACTGGTCTGAGCACTGGCAGAAAGATTTGCCCATATTGCACTTAGCATTGGGGTTATGTCTGTTTGCCATGTTTTTTGTACATCCAGATATGTTTGATAAAGAGAATCTCCTATGAGATTACCAGCGTCAATGAATGGTTTTGATATCGTTTGAGTTATTGTATCTGCTGCTGAACCAGAAAATTGTCCAGTAACACCTGCTTTACCCGTGAGTAAATCTAGTGGGGTTATTGAAAAATCTGGAAGCCCAGTAGTTTGTAAAAATTTATCTTTAAAAGATTGTTTTTTTTGAGTTCCTCCTGCCATGCTTGACATTGCCCATGGAGCAGGAGTCATAATTGGAGTTTTATTTCCACTTGCCTTGTTTGTTCCAAAACCTGCGGCCTGATTCGCAAATTTACTTGCTCCCTCTTGCATGGCCGATTGCATTGCTTGTTCTTGTTTCAGATTTTCATCAATAATTGCTTGCAAGGCTTCATTTGCTTTTTTAGATTTTTCTAAATTAGCTTTTTCTGCAGTTAGTTTTGCATCCAGAATTTCGATTTCCTTGTCGTATTTTTCCTGAACTGCATCTTTTTCCTCCTTCAAAAGATTAAGAGACTCATCTTTCTGATCTTTGAAGTTGTCAATTTTCTCCTGATGAATATCTAGTTCCTCCTGAAGTAAATCGTCTTTTTCAGAATATGCTTTTTTAAAAATATCAAGTTCGTTCTTTGCCGCGTCTAGAGATTTTTGCTGGATGTCTACTGCTTGTTGTTGTATGGCCTCAAGTGCATCTGCTTGTTTTTGGGCTGACTTTATTTCCGCTTCTTTTTGATCCAATAGCGTTTGTTCGGCATCGACTTTGCTTTTAGCGACCTTTATCTCCTTTGCGTAAGATTGTTTTGTCTTAATATATTGTGAGTAAGCTAGGTTAACTTGATCGTCAGCGGCATTTGTTCTGGCAAGAGCCGCTTGGTATGTGGAATTAAACTCGTCATGACCTAGAGCAACCTCTTTTTTAAGCTGATTTTGGGCGGCCTCAAGGTTCATCTTCTGGTAATCCAACATTCCTTCAGCGTTATCTACTTCTTGCTGTTGTAGGTCTTGTAATTGGTTTAAAACAGATTTAGCATCATCGACATTTTGACTAAGAATGTCTTTTTGGTCTTGTAGGTTGGAAATGATTAAATCGTTAGCTTTTTTGATACTATCTAGCTTATCTTTTTCAAGATCCACGCTAGATTGTGCGGCATCAACTGTAGTTTCTCTTATTTTTAAATCAGTGTTATAGATTTTCTCGTTTGCCTTTCTTTGTTTTTGTAAGCCGTCGACTATTTTCTGTTCTGCATTAATTTGTTTGTCCCATTCTTTTTCCTTAGACTTTATGGCGGTGTCTAAAACTTTGGTTTCGCTACTTAATGAATCTTTATTTTTCTGTAGTTCTTTTTCTAAAGAATCAACCGTGTCTTGGATTTTGGAAACACCGATTCCAGACAACAATGATTCGATGATAGCTCCAGTTCTTGGTGCACCAAGAGATGACTCTAGTTTTCTTCTCGTTTCTTCTCCAACCGCCCCCAGAGTTTTGATTTCACTAATTGATGAGGCAATTAACCTTCTCACGCTCAAAGTGCTGTTATAAATCTCATTTTCCGTCATTCCCGACTGATCTTTTAGAAGAGAAAAATATGATTCTACAACTTTCATTGAATCGTCAAGGACGGAGAAATCTGCTTTTGAAAATCCGCTGATCAAACTACTCATTATGTCATCTCCCCATTTAGAAGCGTTAAAAGCAATCTTGCTTACCCCAGATTGCATTTCGTCTGCAGCCGAACCTAACTGATCGCTAACATTTGTTCCTATGTCTCCAAATCCTGTCATTTTTTTGTTTACATCTCCTAAGATGGAATCAAACTGTTTAGCAATTCCATCCCAAAGTCCAAGAGCATCAAGAATTAAATATATGGCACCTGCCACAAGTGCGGCAATGGCGATAAATTCTAAGAATGGAATTAAAACTGCCTGAACAACTGTTCCCAATGTAGCAAAAGAGAGAGTTAGTCCTTTTGTTTCCGCGGCAAGAATAGGGGATACAAGTCCCATTCTTACAAAAGTTGTTACAAGTCCAGCGGCCACTCCCCATAAAACATTAAAAGCAAGAATTAATGGCCCAGCCGATGCTAGAATTGCGGCAATGGCAAAAGCAACACTTTTTATTGGTCCAGGTATATTGTCCCAGAGCGATTGAATAAGGACTAGTCCCTTAATGGTTGTCGTTAGGAATTTACCTATGATTGGATTAAGATCTTGGCCGATTGAATATGCAACTGATTTTATTGCGTTTCCAAAAAGTATAAACGTGTTTGCCAATGTGTCAGAAGCAATGCTAAATTCCTTATTAAGTTCAACTGGAGCTTGTCCCTCTTTCACGTATTCAGCCTGTTTTTTTATAAAAACATCATATTGAGAAATTAATAGTCTTAAAGCCTTGGCTCCGTTTTGTCCGAAAACTTCAAGAATTGCTTGATTATTTTCTATCTGATCTCCGCTTACTTTTAGTCCCTCAATATATTGTTTTAAAGCACTTACTGGATCTTCACCGATCATTTTTTTAAGAGCCTCTTCTGTGATTCCCATTTGTTCTGCCAGTTTTGGCAAATTTTTAATCATTTGATCGAAGATTATGTTTATTTCGGTTCCAGCTCTTGTTGCTGAACCAGCAACGGGGACAACTGCTCCCAAAATTGCCGTTAAGTCAGTGAAACTTACTCCAAGAGTGGCTGCGGAAGGAGCTGCTCTAAGAAGAGCTGCGGTAAAATCATCAATTCCTCCTTTGGATTCTTTGGCAGCAAGTTGCAAAACCGAAGCGACAGCTCCAACTTTTTCTTGGGCAATTCCAAATGCGGTTGAGACAGAAATCAAAGCTTCAGCCGTTTGTTTAATATCAAGTTCTGGAGAAACTGCTTTCATTTTGGCAATTGTTACAACATATTCTTTTAAGTTTTCGCTTGCAACTCCAGCCTGAGTCGCGACAATTGCCATTTGCTCAAAATCTTTAATTGTTGTTGGCATTACTAAGGATAATTGTCTGAATTGTTCAACAAGTCCTTTACCAACAGATTCGTTTGTTATAGCCTGAAGTCTCTTCATTCCAGACTCAATATCGGCAAATGTTTTAATAGAGATAGTAGCCAGTGCTGCAAGGGGGACAGTGAAGGCAATTGACATATTTGTTCCCAGTTGGCGAAGACCCATGGTTGCAACCCACATATCGGAAGATAACTGCTTCATTCCTTTATCAAAATTTGCCTGTTGGGTGCTGGCATACATTGTGGCTTGGGAAAAACCACTCATTCCGCTGGTAATTTGTCGTTGTGTGTCTTGAAGTTGACTTACAATTTCTTTTTTGGGGATTATGTTACTAAAATCAAGAAGATTATTTACTTTACCCCCCAATTCTTTACTCCAACCAAGCCCACCTATGGTTTGGGCACTGAATTTAGAAAGGTCTACCTGAGCCTTTGTAGCAGCTAAGGCCAAATCCTGAATCAACTTTTTGGATTGATTGATTGTAGCCTCAAGTTGCTTAGAGTCTCCAGTTAGGCTTACGTTAAGATTTCCTACTTCGGCCATATCTCTTTATGGCACAGCTATTGTCGGTGTATCACAATCTTAGAAGGTAATTGAGATATGCCAGATTTATCCCTTTTGGGGATATTGCGAGTGTCAGGGAAAGGAATCGGGGCATCTGTCCAATTAGCTGCAGATTTTTTATCAGCGTGGAGCATAAAAGTGAACTTTCGTTCTGCATTATTCTCTTCTGCCTCTAAGTTTGCAGCGGATACGACGTGATCCCAAAACTCTTCCCAATACATCTCTTCTAGACATGCTTTTCGCGTCCAGCCGTATCGAGAAGCTAATACATCAATACACCAGGTAAGGAAATCTAACTTTGGGAGTCGGCTTTTGTTTCCTGAGTTCCCTTGGCCCCTAGCTTCTCCATAGGGGCTACGGAGTTTTTTAGGTTTTCCATGACATTATTAAGATCAAGGCAAACACCAAAAGCTGTTCCGATTTCCTCTGGATAAGAGTCGTCCAGGATTGTTTTCTCTTCCATCTTGGCACATATTGAGATGAATTTCACGATATGAGTCGGGAAATTATCAAATGCCTCTAGAATCAAAGAAAGATCCTGAGATTCTTTTCCGTCCTGATTTTGCAGATTCTTGGGATCGCCTTTTTTGGTTATACCCCTAAGAATGTCTGCAATGACTTTTTGTGCTTTATAAAACTCGCCCGCTTTCAATTTTTGAATGGCAATTGTTTTGCCTCCAAGAATAATCTCTGCGGAAGTTTTCATGTCTTCGGACATATTTTTTTTACCTCCTTACTAAATACTATTTTAGGATTTAGCTTGTTTAACTTCGAACAGTTGTTTTCCGCTAGCATGAGCAGTGTCAGCATAAGCTGTCATTGTAACCCCGAATGCTGTTGGATTCTCTCTTTCAAAGTTGGCTTTGATACCATCGGCAATGCACCTGAAAAATGTCCAGGTTGTCAAATACCCAGTATCATTGTCTGTAACTTCAAGATTCAACGGGACGAAAGTAATCATTGTTGATCCACCAACTCCAGCCCAATAAGCTGAAGCACCATCTTTAGAAGATGCTTGGGCGGATAAAACAAGTTTTAAATTCGCTGCTGTTGATTCTAGCATTGAGAATTCAACTGTTGCAGTTTCTCCTGTGATAGCAACACTCACTGGGGGTAGAGTCTGGTCGCAGAAAATATCAGTTGTTGCAATGGTGTATGTGACTGTCACTCCACCAGTTGTACATCCGACATCAGTTCCTGGGGTGCCCATATCAAAAAATCCATCTCCATTGGGAGTAGGACTTACGGTTCCACCCACTTTGACCACAGCTCCGCCAGTATTAATGTTTGTAGCTGTAATAGCCATATTTTTTTCCTCCTTTCAATATATATATCTCAACCTATATCCTTAACCTATCTGTTTGACCTGCGAAATCGTTCAATTTCCATATCCCAGTCGAACTTGGAAATGAACACTTTCTTATCCTTTCGCCCGCAACACGCATCATTTTCAGCTATTAGTGCGTCGTAGTCTTTCTCATCTACTTTTGTTGGTGTTGGCATTCCGAATTTATCTTTTAGAAAGATATATTCGGTTTTAGTGACTGCTCCAAAGCGGGCTGCCTCTTCGGAGACACCAACATAGACTACATCTCTATATTTTACTTCAATTTTGGGTGGTTGTGGAGTCGATTTTTGTTCGACAACAGGTAAAGCTGTTGTGACTGTCTTCTCCATCGCCCTTTTTATTTTACTCATATAGATCTCCTTATTTCAAATATTTTTTAATCACGATGCACAATTTGTCAACTCCAATTTTTTGATGTCCTACGATGTCTCTCCAGGTATCTTTTATTCTTGCTTTGACTAGCTCTTTGAAATCATCAGGAATCTGACGATTCTCGCAGTCTCGGCAAAGTTGTGCTTCAAGTTTTCTAAGTTCTCCCCATAAATCTCCAGAGAGATCTTTGAGAGCCTCATCAGCTTGAGGATCAACGATACCTGTCCAATCCTTGAATTTTTTTTCATATTCAAGGAGGTAGGACGGTTTTTTTAATATTGAGCCGTCAGGATTATTGACGACTTTGACAACTGGTTGTTGCATAATTTTTTTCCTCCTTCCTTTAACTATTACTTATTGGACCATGTGATTCTGTATCGAACAGGTGTTACCCAAATTTGTAAATCTGGATTTTTCATCTGTTCCATCAACATGTCCCTATAACAACTATAGCATATAATATTTGTCGTGTCGAGAGTTCGCTGTCCATTTAACAATATTTTCACTTGTTTTTCTATGTCGTCAGATTCTGAAGTTTTAGAACTATTGCTAAAAATGGATATGCGGAAATAGCTTGTTGTTATCTTTCCGCTACCTTGGTCATCATTATATGGAGATTCTATGTCGTTGATAATTGAGTAGATTAAACAGGGGTATTGGACATCTTTTGGCGGCTCCCGATGATAGATATAATTTCCGCCTAAAAGATTTATAAGAGTCGTGCTTCCTGTTAATTTTGCATAAATTGCCTTTTTAAGATTGCTAATAGTTTTTTCTGCCATAATTTTACTTTTAACGGTCATTGATTGAGATACCATATTATGTTCTCTTTACAAATTGACCTGTTAATTTATGTCTCACCGATCCGCCTGGACCAGTTCCAAAATTTGTCAAGTCTTTAGAAAGAACGGTTTTTAATCCTTTTTCAATATCTTTTATAAATTTATCTTTATTTTTTGCATAAGCTTCTTCCATGTAATGATAACCTTCCCACCATTCTCCCTGATCTCCTCCAAAATCTCCTGCGACTCGGTAATGACCGTATTCAATCCATTCGGCATATGGAGCTTTTCTCATGTCTGGTCCAACTGAAACTCCAGTTATTTCTCCCGCCGATGTTGTTGGATTAATATCTATCGACTGTTGTAGATTACCAGTCCAATATCTTTTTCCAGTTCTTTGTTCAGATCTTTCTTCAAGAATTACGCGTGCATCTTCGGCCATTGTTGCCGCCGTGTTGGCAATTCCGTCAATGAATTCATCCTTAATCCCTTGATTAATTTGCGTTAATCTGTCTATCAAAGGCCTGACCGATGCCATCTTTATATTTAGTTTCATGTAATTAAACCTTTGACTGCCAATGTATTGAATTTCACTATTCCTGGCATTGTTTCCGTTGTTGATTTAAGAATCAGTTTTGTGTGATGACTGTCTGAAATATTGACATTGGCAGCTTGGTATTGCTCTGCTCCGATAATTATATATTTAATTCCAGTTTCCTCGTCAACCGCAACATCTCCTGGATTAATTACTCTTAGGGCTCCGTCTTCAAATCTATTGAAATAGGCAACATGGGTTTGTTTATGCACGCGTCCGTGAAGTTCATATTCTAAAATTGATTGTTTTGCCTGAACATTCGCCTTAACAGCTCCATAAGCAAGAGAAAGAGAAACAGATAAATCTCCCACAGAATCTGCAACTGTCGATTCTCGAAAGATATATAACTTAGTGTTCAGAAACCTATCTGGAATTCTATGAATTGACATATGTTTAATATGAAATTTTCAAATTCAACCAATTGACTAATCAATTAGTCAATTAGCCCAATGGTCCTGCAAAAATCATCGTCTTGTAAGGTTGCCTATATTTTGCAAGCATTTTTGTAATTGACCTTGCCCCTCTTATTCCTAGATTATTCAAAGCATCATCCTCGTATTGGGCATTTTTAATATTACTATATTGTTCTTTTGTATCTCCGATTGTAAATGCTGTCAGTCTTACATCATCTCCATTTGTTGCTCCGAACAAATCCTCAATAACCATAATAGCCGCCATTTTTACTTCTTCTGGAACTGTAATAAAGCCCGCAGTATAAACCACGCTGGCTTCTGGGACTATTTGGGTTGCCGTCGGATCAAAAGTACAAATTTGCAATGTTGGGGAGGAAACATCTTGGAAATATTCCAGATACCCTGCGGCTTCATTGATACGAATATATGTCGTATTCAAATCAAGAGTTGTTGTTGGCCCCTGAATTAGCTGAACGCTTGTAAGTGAAATAATTGGTCGTCTGGCAAGTTGGATGTGAACACCGTTGTGAACTTTGTCCAAAACACATCTCCTCTTTTCACTATAAATTGCGTAATTGATTGAACCACCCAAATAATTATCAATAATTAAAGTTGAGCGATCAATATATTTTTGAAGAACTGCGTCTGTCGGTTCCGTGTCAGTTATTTTGTCATAGATTGATTTTTGTCTAACTTCAAACGGAGTGACATAGCCGTATCTGAGGGAGGAAACTATTTCAAAATATTGGGTGTGTTCGTAGGTTGTATTTACGCCACCAATAGTTATAACAAATCTCCAGATTGCACTGTAAACTCCAAGAGTTGCCGTATACAGGGCGGCAAGTGTGTATTCATATCTGCCCGTAGTTGATCCTGCAGTTACTGTTTGGTTGGTGAGTATAACCGCTCCATTTGGGTCTCTGATTTCACGGATGAGAATGGATGTTGGTGCGGTTAAGACATTATCATAATAAACATCTATCTCAATTTTGTCCGCCGTATTTTGAAGTATCTGGTCGAGCATATTTTAAGCAGTGATAATCTTTGCCCTGGCAGTCAACCATTTAATCTGGTTAATTCTGCTTGGTTCACAGATATTTGCTATTGTTACTCTATTTCGAATCGGCTCATTTACTTTTGGTTTTACCGAATGAATATTTACTATCTTTATTTTATTATACGAGATTTCCGTAACTTTTCCAACAACATAGGAAATTTGTTGCACAATTTCTTGTGATCTTATCTTGTCTACGATTTCAATAATTACGATCGAGATTATTCTTGCTGTTGCTTCCAAACTTTGTGAGCTCTCTATTCCAATTCTCGCTTTTGTTGACAATATTACTGAACTTGTTATTTTAATTTGTGCTTTTATTTGAACATTTTGATTTAATGTTTGCCTGATGTTCCCTTTTGTCGTCAAGTTTTTGTGGTAATTATTAAATATTCTTCCTAAGACAAAAATTGTTTGTCTTGAGATAAGCGTGATTCTTGCCTTTGCCTGGATTATCTTCATTGAAGGAGATTCAATTATTGCGTTTACAGTTATTGTTGCTGTGTTATTTGCAATAATATTTCCCCTGGCGGCAACTGTTTTTATAAAAGAGTTAGAAATTCTTCCCAGGGAACTGATTGCCGATGATGATCCTATTTGTATTCTTCCCTTTGCAGAAATTATTTTCTGAGTTTCCTTTTTAATGCTCCCTTTTGCTATTAACAATTTTTGTTGCTGTCGTTCTATTTTTGATAGGAAAGTGATTGTTTTTGACCTGGTAATATTAATTCTTGCTTTGGATGAAACTGTTGTTGCCGATCCTTTTTGGATATTTGCCTTAGTAAATAAGTTGGCGGTGGATTCGATTTTAATTACCGCCCTGGCAAGAATTATTTGGATAAATGATTTTGAAATTGCAGCTTTTGCTGAAATATTTTTAATAAAGGTATTCTTTATGTTGGCCTTAACATTAATTGTTGGAATTCCAGCAATCTGCAATCTTCCTTTTGCCAATACGCTTTTTGTTTGGTTTGACCTAATATTCCCTTTGGTAAATAACCTCTTTTGGTCAACAGAAGAAATCATAGATTTAACATTCAAAGTTTGAGTAATTTCTTTCAATATTGCTGCTTTTATAGAAAGAGTTATAGGTGAAGATTTTTCTACCCTTCCTTTTATAGAAATCGTTTTCATTGAGTAGGTTTCTATTCTAGATTTTGTTGTCAACTCTCTGTTTATTGTATTTTTTATATTTCCCCTTGCAATAACCGTCCGTAGGGATAGAATATCAATTCTCCCTTTTGTTATAATTGTTTTTGTGGAGGTAGCAGAAATTCTTGCTTTTGTATTTAAAGTTTGAGCGGCTTGTCTTAATATTGCTGATTTTACAGAAACCGTTCTTTCGATTGCTTTCAAGATGGATGCTTTTGTTGAAATATTTTTATCACTTCCAGTAGTTATTCTTCCTTTTGATATAACAGTTTTTGTCTGAATTGATTTTATATTGGCCTGTGTTGCGAGAGCGTAGGTTTCTGTCTTTTCAATTCTTCCTTTGCCTTGTATCGTTTTTTGGGTTGATTTTTCTATTCTGGCTTTTGTATTTAAGTTTCTTGAGATACTTACTTTAATATTTGCCAATGTCTGAATATTCCTATTGGCAGAGGTTGAAATTCTGCCCTTGACGGTTAATGTTTCGGAAGACGAGATAGTTATCCTTGCCTTTGCATCGAGAGAATAATTTTTATTATTTTTTATATTTCCCCTTGCCGAAACGGTTGTTATTTTTGATAATTCAATTCTTGCTTTCGCATTGATTTGCTTGGTTTGGATATTTTTAATATTGGCCTTAGATAAAATACCTTGCAGTCTGTTCTGTTTTATATTCGCTTTTGCAATAATTATTTTTAAGCCGCCTGTTTCTATTCGGGCTTTTACGATTAGTGATTTTGTTTCATTAATAATTATTCGAGCCTTGCTGTTAATATTTTGTAAACTAGAAATAGAAATTCTTGCTTTAAAAAAGATATGTGTTGTCTTTGTATTCAAAAAATTTGCCTTTACCTGTAATGTTTTTGTTAATGTATCTTTAATATTGGCTTTGCTTTGTTCTGTTTGAATTGCCGCTTGAGAAATTCTTCCCTTAGCGGATAAAGTTTGAGAAGTAGAAATTTTTATGTTTGCCTTAGATGAGATAGTTTGAATTGCACTGTTAGTTATTCTTGCTTTCGCTTGGATGTTTTTATTTGTGTTTTTTTTAATATCTGCTTTTGCCAAGATATTTTTATTAGAGTTTGATTCAATTCTCGCCTTGGTTAAAATTGTTCGCCCCTTTGTATTTTTAACTTGTCCTTTGGCGGTAATAACCTGAGTGGAACTGATCTTAATTCTTGTTTTCGCTTGCAATATTTGGCTTATATTTTGTTTGATGTCGGATTTTGTTAATAAAGTCTGCGTGTTTGAGATTGTGATTCGAGCTTTTGTCTGTATGGTTTTTGAAGTAGAAATCTTAATCTGACCTTTGGCTTGAATTATTTGACTGATTTCTTTTAATATTGCTGCTTTAACTGTAATCGTTGATAATTTTGTTTCTTCTCCTGTGAGAAAATAAACAACATATCCATAATTGAAAGAACCAACTGGGCTTCCATCTGCATAATAAGTTTGCTCTATGTAGTCTTTATTTCCAGAGAATGCAACTATATCTTCTTCGTATTGATCGTATCCAGAAGTGAAACTGTGGTATGTATTATCTACAACAACATCGTCTGTTTTATTGTAAAGTCTAATTTGAAAGGGTTCTAATTCGCTTTCGCTAGATCCCCATGCTCGAGAAACAAGTATTTTTGATATTCCAACTGCATCTATATTGTCATCTTCAAGTTTAAAATAAGGTCTCAATTCTTGCCATCCGACTGCAAAACTATTTGATACAGGAAAATTCAATTGAACCAGTGCAGACGTTTTGCTAAATCCAGTATTAACAATTTTTATTACTGGGTTTAAAATATAGATGCTTCCTTCTTCTTCTGCAAACCAAGCCTGACCTTTATATTCGTGTCCTTCAATAAGTGTTAGTTCTCCACTAATAATCTTTTCAATAGAAGTATTTGTAAAAGTTAATTCTGAACCTGATACCGCTGCATTTGCTGTTATGTCAAATAATCTAAATTTAGCCTCCGATGTTCCATAATTAATTAATGCGTGAGCCTCAAGATAGCATTTAATATCTCCATCGAACTTTTCTATGTGGGGAAAAATTTGATATTCTGAATCAGCCCAATCAATACCAAATTCATCGGCAAATTCATCAGACAATGGATACATTACAGTAGTTTTTCTATTACAAGAATAATCGTTTTGATTGATTTTTACTTTGACACCAGTGAAGTAAAAATACTTTCCAGTAGTCGAAGTTTTATACTTGAATGCTAAAACACAAGCACTTGTTAAGCTACTTTTTATATCAGCAGATTGTTTAACTACATAAGTAAACGAAGTATTAAATTCAGTAAATGACAAATCTGTAATCTTGACGTTATTTGTCATATCCCACAATTCAAGCGTTCCAGTATACCCTTCATAATACATAAAACCAGCAGCTTCAAAAACTATTGATTCGATTCCAGAATATTGAGCAGGGTCATAATAGGCAAAAAACCAATCTCCTCCTGATAGGGTTGTATAATATGCCTGACCATAACTACCCAAGAGGGAAATAACCTGAGTAATTTTCATTGGAGCAAATGGCATACCAATCGAAGCCATTGCGGAAACTGTCGTTAATCTCTCAAATTCAATTCTTGCTTTTGCGGTTACTGTCTGATTACTAGATTTTTGTATTCTTGTTTTAGCAGAGCAAGTTTGTGTCTTCGTTACAAATGCTTCTTGTATGTTCGCTTGAGCCGATATAGTTTGGATTTGAGTAGTAAATTCTGCTTCCGTATAATTTATAACCAAATAAGGTTCGTTTCCTGCTGAATCTGCTAAATAAATACCAGATCTTGCCGCTCCATATGCAGGAGAAGAGTTATCCACATCATAGGTTCCTTCACGCAGTCCCAAAAGTGTAGTACCAGATGTATTTATCCAACTTAAACCAGTAGTATTTAAAGAAATTGTCAACCAATTATTTACAGCAGGAATTGAACCATAATCTGTTCTCGTTGCACCTGCTATTGAACCAACATTGTCATAATCAGCATCAACCAATGTTGTGGAATCTGCTTGAGAAGTTTGAATTAATTCTATTGAATTACTAACCTCTCCACGATCTGCTATTTTAACGTGTAAGTTAGCACTTCCTATTATTATTCCAGAATCAGGAAGACCAGAAGTTATAAAAGGAATAAAAAGACGTTGTAAATAATAGTCCCCAGCCGAAGAATAAACACCAAAATCATCGCTTGTACTTGTTGTTTCAGTCAAAGTTGCCGACGTTGCCGCCCTTGCCGCCGCAAAAGTCGTTGCATTTTTATAACAAGTCCCATCCGCAGTTGCAACTGGTCGAACTGTTAAAGACTGGTTATATAAAAACTCTACCTCTGTTGCGGTTAGTGCTTTTCCGTTCCAAAAAGCAAGGTCGTCAATAGAACCATTATAAAAACCTCCACCATCCGCTCCCCCTGTTGTTGCATACATACCAATTCTGACATAATTAGTAGTCCAAGTTATATTTGTAGCTATAGAAACAGGGTTACAATCTAATTTCCCATCAACATAAACTTTAATATAACTGCCATCATAAGTCGCAACACAAAAATGCCAATTACCATCATCAACAGGAGTATTTGATTCTACCAAATATCCACTTCCTGTTGGGTAATGATATAACCTGAATGTATGTACGTTTGATTTCAAGATAGCTATTCCATTGAGTGCATCCGCCGCAGAGGAGTGAAAAATATATTCCCCGCCTGCTGCTGAGGTCTTAATCCAACAAGAAATACTGTAAGAAGTTGAGGGTTTTAAATCTGCACTATCTGTAATTACTATTTTAGAAGAAGAACCATTGAGCAAAATACCTTGTCCAAATACTCCATAAGAAGTGTTATAAGTAATATCTGTGTCTGTACCATCGTGATTATTAGCCGTTTCATCGTTTGAGTTTCCCTCGAAACGATAATAAGCTTTTAAAGAAGCATCTGCTTTTAACGCACCCGTGGAGTTTAATTCTATAGGATTAATGTAATTAATTACAAGTTTTGGTCTTAAAGTTGTGTCTGTTGAATAATTTGTAGAATAAAAACCGTTGTAGTCTGTTTGACTATCTCCATTACTTTCTCCAGACGAATTAAAAAGCCAACCATAATTTGAATAAGTTCCATTAACCATTTTTTGAACGTCATCAGTTAAAGTTGCTCCAGTTATATCAATAAAGGCGTTGTGAGAAGTGTTGCTTACTGTAAAAGTTGCCGAAGCCGTAGCAACTCTATCATTTGAATCACTACTCGCTCCTCCTGTTGTCCAATTATTTCCAGTACTATATATACTCCAAGTTGCTTCTGATTCAACCCAATTTCTTAATAATCTACGAACTGAAACTGTATTTGGATTCGTTCCACCATTTCTATAGTCAACTACATATTCATAAACACTAAGAGTAACAGAAGTTACAATAGAACCTGCGGGGATAGAACTTAAATCAGGTTTAATTAAAAATCTATAAGAGGCACTCGTAACGCTACTTCCATCGCCAACTCCATACACGGTATCTGATCCACCATTAGTTGTTAGCAAATCACTACTTATTCCAGTGTCTATGATACCAGTTCCTTGTAATGTTAGAGTTTTCATATTTATATAAAACTATTAATAACCTAAAAAAGGTTTAGTGCAGCCCAAAATTAGCTGAAACTAAACCTTATACTAAAAAAACTCAATACAATCACAAATTATATTGAGTTATAGTTTGTCGATTGTATTCGACTTGACCTAATTAAATTATAAACAATTTTTTATATTTTCTCAAATCCCTCATTTTTTTCTTCAGGTGAAAATGGATCTCCCTGTTCATCAATGTCAATTAAATATTTCTTATGTTTTCCGTCTATTTCTCCTTCCCACCCTATTTCATAAATCATTTTTACCGCCATGGTCCCGATTGAAAAGTTAAAATCTCTACGAATATGTCGATAGTAAATTAGTTTAACTTTATTTCCCCAGGAAGAAGAAATATTTTTTCCGCTCAAATCTTCACCTACGGGTACAGGATTACCCTTGTCGTCATAAACTCCATTTATTTTTTTGTCGTCTATATAGAATAATCCCGTCAGAAGATTAACGGAGAATTTTTTGTTTTGGGAAAGAAGAATGAATTCTACGATTCTTTCTGGATCAATATGACCAAAATGATGCTCTTCATTTTTCTCGGTATCGAACTGTTTAATAATTTCTCCATTATCGTATTTTGCAATCCATTCTAATTTAATTTCTGATCTTGATTGTTCATCTATCATAAATTTAAACTGGGCACGCATTGTATTGCGAGCTTTGTTTGTTAGTTGGCGAAATTAGCCAATGGAAAATCCACTGGCGGGGCATCTTTTAAAATGACCCTAATTTGATCTGTTTCTTTATTATAGAAAATATCTATGTTGCCTTCTGCAAATCCAGCTTTCGCTTGATTTATGAGATCTTGGTTTTGTTCCTTGATCCCATGAGCGACCATTTTCATTAAAGAAACAAAAGTTTCGTCATTGGGATGAATCGGAATATTTTTCATAGTGTATCCCTCCTTTTACTTTAGATTGTTAATACAACCTAATTTTCATCGTATGTGAGCGTGTAAGTGTATGTGCTTGTGTCTCCTGCGGCTGCGGCTGTTGTTGTTTGCATCTGAGTAACAATGTAATCAGAATATCCAGCTGCAGTTATGGAACCAGCAAGGCTTCCCGCGAACGATACGTTGGCTGATCCTGGTGATGCTGTCGGCATGGCTGCTGCTGCAGCTGTGCTTGCGGCGGATGTTGGGGTTGCATAAGCTGTTGTATCCCCGTCAAAAACCAAAGAAACTCCAGAATCTGGTCCTCCAGCAGATTTCCAGAATTTAGCATTCTGAATTTTGTTGAAGGAAGCTGTGAAGTGTCCTTTTAACCAAACCTCATACGAATTGTTACCAGCAGTAATTGGATACGATGTGTAATCCGCAGCACTGGCAAGGCTGTTTGAGGTTTTATAGTTAAATAGGTTCCCTGAAACACCAAGATCGGCAGTTGTGGAGGCACCAGATGTTCCGTATTCCCCCCACCAATTGAATGTAGCTGCCATAAGTTTTTTTCCTCCTTTCGGTAAATTTATAGGACTAAAACCTCGACCTAGAACCTAAAACTTTGGAATAGAACTGAAGCCATTTGTTAATGTGCTTATCAATGGTGTTTTCTTGATGCCACCGATGATTGTTCTCTCCCAGCCTAAACCTTAAACTCTTGTCAACTATTAGGAGCTCTAAATAATCATACCATTCTTTTCCAGTCGTTGCAAGAAATCCTGTGTATCCGTGTTTTACAGACTTATTGTATGACGGAACATTACTGGCCACAACTGGGATACCCAGAGCTGCATATTCTTTAACTTTTAAATCAGATTTTCCTTCATTAAATCCAGTTTCAATCAAGGGAGCGATTGCAATATCAAATGCCGCCTCTTTTAATTTACTTGGATAATATAATAATTCAGTTCCGTTGATTCTTTCTAATTGTCCTCCCTGTTTACAGTTTGGACATTTAGTTTCTGCCAAAGCTATTTTTTGGAACAAATAGGGGCCAATTTTTGACTCTCCATGGTATCCAAAAAGGCAAAGGTGTACATTTGGATACTTGTTACAAATTTTTGTTAAAATCTCTTCAACAAGTTGTAGGTCGTGATAATGAGAATCTGCTCCAGCCCACCCAATTCTTATAATTCCATCATTCTTTTTCTGATAATAATTATCCCAATGAGTTGCTGTCCAGGCTGGGTTATCCCAAATTGTTTTATCAAGATAATTTGGAAGGACTTCTATGTTTGGATTCCAAAGGGCATATTCATTTCTTAATCTTTCTGTTGAAACCTGAACGGCATCACATTTTTGAATTAATCTTAAAGCTCGGCCGATATTTGGTCCAAGTGGACTCCAAAAATAGAATGAGGGATTTGCTGGGGAAATTGATTGAAGAAAATCGTCTATTTCATATATAACTTTTTTACCAAAAACTTGGGCTTGCTCAATTGCTTCAAATGCCTGGGGTTCTGTCATTCTTTGAGTAATAATCACATCTGCCCAATTTACTGCTTGCTGATCCCATTGCATCTGAAGCATTACGTCAGCTAAGTCTAATCTTTTAATTTCATTGGCTGGAACCATCATTCTGTAAAATCCACAACCGTGTTGGTCTCTAACCAGAAAAAGAAGTTTTAGTCTTTTTTCCATGTTTGTTCGATTGGAGAAACAACATTGTCCCAGGAGTAGCCGTTGAATGTTTCCAACCCTCCTGCGATGAGTTTGTTTCTCAGTTCCTTATTATTAATTAATTCTTTTAGATATTGAATCATTTCGCTTTTATCCGAGAATAGCATACAGTTTTCTCCTTGTTTATAGAAAATGGCCAAGTCATTCATATTCTCTGGTTTTCTCGTCAAAACTACTGTTCCACAGGCCATTGCTTGTGCCTGAAGTTCTGGTAATCCGTCTTCGCTATAATTCTTGATTAAAATATCACATGAGGAAATAATTTTCCTCAAAAGATCTGCTGGTGGACTGACCCAATGTTTATCAGATTTAATTGTATGGGGTGTATCGCTGATTGTCCAAAGTTCATATCCGTGTAATTCTGTCAGAACTTCATTGATTTCTTTGACTCCTTTCCATGGGCTCATATTTCCTTCGACCAATATTCTTATCCCATTTTTCGGGAAAGTTTGATCTGGGAAAAATATTTCGCTATTAATAGCTGGACGAAAGATTGATATAGAATTTTTCCTTATCTCTTTTATTTGGGAAATTTTACTAAAGAGCGTGGGATTAGTGGTCATGAAATTCATATCCAGCTGGTACATTGCTTCTATGTAGTTATTTTTGGCTGGATCATTTTCTATGTTGAATTTTTTGTAATCATCAAAAATGATTGCATATTTTTTAGCTTTTGTTTCTAAGTCGCTTAAATAAAAAATACAGGGGGGAGAAAATGCGATTATAATATTAGCTTCTTCCAAAAGCTTATGGGATTCGGGTAAGTAATTGACATCGGTTTTCAGGGGGTAATTTTTGACTGGTTTTGGTTCATCCATGGAGACAATGCGGGATTCATGACCTTTTTTAAAGAAAGCGTCAGCTATCTCAAAGATAGCCGTATCTCCATAGGTGAATACGGAAGGGATTAAAAATACGATCTTCATAAAACTAAACCTTTTACTATTTTACTAGCCAGTCACGGCAATATAAACCTTAATGTTCCCGCCGCCTGAATTATAAAAAGATAATCTATCTGAACTTCTGCCTAACCCAAATACAGTTTCACCAACTGGGAGCAGATAATCTTCTGCATCAGCAATAACTACGCTTGTTCGCGGTGTTAATAATAAGTGTAATCCAACTGCTGCTGGACTAATTCTTACATGTTTTTCTGTCGTTGCAAAAGTAGATAAATCTAACTCAAAATGACCAGAACCTGCAATTTCTGCATAATGAGTAGTAAAAATTCCTGTTACCATAATTTTTTCAATTCCTTAAACACGAGATTTTTTCAAATCTTCGTATTGTTCGGGATGAGCAAATCTAATATGGCCTAAATAGCCACTTTTTGATTTTAAAACTTGTTTGCAAACTGGGCACATGAATCCACCTTCTGCTTCTTTACCTTTTTCTACCGCATGTTTTACATCTGGGCTAGGATTATCATCTGGACTATCGACAATAGCAAATTCCAGAGGATTTTCTTTTACTAAGATTCTAGCTATTTTTAACGGAACGACTGCCTGGAAACCGTTAAATACCACAGATCTGGTAATTTCCCTTGTATCAATTACTCCGCCATCCAAAACATCTGCGTGATTAAACACGACAGTGATGGCTTCTCTGTTTAATGTTTTACTTTTAACGATAACTGCATCGTTCATCATATTTAATTTTTAGGCGAAGGGGGAAAATGCTTTTATAAACATTAACCCCCTTCGCACTGAACTTTTACTAAATTATATTTTTTTGCATGAGGATTATCCTAAATTCTTGATAACTGCTTGCCATTGAGGGATTTTGACTTCAAGGACAATGTTCCAGACGACTGTTTGCGTTTCCGCAAGATCAAGTCCTCGGTACGTTGGTAGTCTATACATTGGTTCTGTTTGAGCCAATGCGATCTCTCCCATGTCCACGATGAACACGTCAGTATTAGGTGTATTTGGTGAGTTGGCCGCTGTCAAAAATGGATCAAGGACAATTTCAATTGGCCCTGCGTATGACATGTAGCGAGCAACGTTATAACCAAATGTCATTCCTACACTTGGATCGTTATAGACAACTTTGTTTGCCCACAAAGCTGCGAAATCTCTCAAATCTTTCGCACCCATAAACATATGGGTGGGTGTTCCGCCATTGTCAACAATGGCTTGGATAGCATTGTCAACGTATGTTTGAGAAATTGGATTTCCCAAAGCGTTGATAGTGTTTCCCGCACCTGCGTAGTCAGCAATTAATTTGTACAGTCCTGTGAAATCATTGGTTGATGCACCGTTCCAGTTTCCATAGTAGATTTTCTTTTCTACATCCTGGAGAATCTTTCGCATACCTCGTTCTAGATGAAGATTCATCAGATCGAAGTAGTCACTTGCTGCCCATTGTGCCAAATCGCAGACCTTTACGCTTGTGGCGTAGGTTTTGATTTGAGCTGAGTAGCGGGTGAGTGTTGCGTCATTTTCAACTGGTGTGCCGCACTCTTCAACAGCAGTATCATTGCTGCCAAGTGCTGTAACCATGTCCCACTCGTGTGTTTTGCCATTTGCTTTCACTTTGGCAACTCTATCCAAGAACGGGGTCTTTCGATCCGTAATGTCTCGGATTTGTGTGTCTAAGTGTTCCCTCTGGGCGAATGCACCAGAAGTTGTTGTGTAAATAGCATCTTTTTGAAGCATTTTTGCTGCTTCATCCACACCCTGTCCAAGCTTTGCCGACTTCTCTAAAAGAGAAGCAGCCTCAAGTAAAGATTTTCTCATTTCAATGAGTGCGTCCATACTTTTAGCTTTTCGAGCTATTTAAAAGAGCGAACTAAACCTGTGACAATTTCTTGTCGTATTCGATACGAATTTTTTGAATCTCGGAGAACGAATTTGGGCCGAAAGATTTTTTGACTTTTTCAATCTTTGCATCTCTCTCCTTTTCTAGGGTTTCTGCATCCACTTTTTCAGTGGTTGTTTCATCCCCTAAACCTTTGTCGACTTCGACAGCGGTTCTTCTCTCTGCTGGTTTGCTTTCAATATCTTCAATCTTTTTTTGAAGACTTTCGTTAGCTTCTGCTAATTTCTTCAACTGTTGAGTGACTTCACCCAAAGTTTTCAAAACTTCTGCAGCTGCAGGATTCTCGGTCGATTTTTCTTCAGTTTTTGTTTCAGCAGCTTTTTCCTCAGTTTTCTCTTCAACTTTGGTTTCTGCTTTTTCCTCTGTCTTTTCCTCTGATTTCTCTTCGGTCTTGACTTCGGCTTTTGTTTCTTCTGAAGTTTTTTCAACCTCTTTCGAATCTTCCTCTCCCGTTTTATCTTCAGATTTTCCCATCATGGTGCATTTTCCGTTTTTCATTTTGCCTTTTGTTTTACCATCGGGCATCATGCAGTCATCACCATCTTTTGCAGCCTTATCAGTTTCCACTTCCGAAGATTTGGCTTTTTCAGCTTCTTCTTCTGTTTTAACTGGTTCGACTGGGGATTCTTCTTTAGACTCAGTATCTGGAGTTGCTGGTTTTTCAGTTGTTCCGCCTGCGGGTGGGGCTACAACATCGGTCTTTTTGACCTCATCAGCTTCCAGTGAGGAATCTTTTTTCATAGTTTTTATACTCCTTTCTATAATATTTACTAATTTTTCATCTTCCATTTCATCAGATAATTGATAAGCAAGTTCAACTAGAACTTCATTATCTAAACTTTGGAAGAAAGATTTTGCTTCTTCACCTATTCCTAGTGCTTTTGCGTGCCTTCTTAGGTGAGGTAGAGCTTGTGCGGCAAATTGAGCTCCTTGACCGCACCTGGCAAGAGCATTACGGAGATGTGGTTCATCAACTGTCTCATTATCGCTTCCAGATTTGGCACTCGCGTTGTGATGCGGAAAGTGTCTTTTGGAGCGTGAAACGGTTTTATCACTCTCGTCTTTCTTACCACCCTGCTCTTCTATGTAGGCAAAAGCCGTTTCTGGTAAGTCATCAATAAATGACCTGTCCCACTTGGCTTTTTCCTCCATATTTTTTTCTTCCTCTACTTCTTCAACTTCTTCCGACTTGACGTCGATTTCCGTTGAAGGAGGAAGAGATTTACTAATAGCTGACACCCAAGATTTTGGATATGCAGGTGAAGAAGTCACCGCAATATGATCTAGTTCAATATTAACAAATTTTCTGTGTGATCTTGCATAACCTTCTTCGTCATTTTCATCTCTTACCATTGTATATTCTTTAACGTAACCTCCAATAGATAAACCTAGTTTTTTATTTAAAGTATTGAGGGCGTACCAAAGATCTTTTGCCTTACTCATTCCATTAAGTTTTGTTTCCATTAAAAGATCATGATTTTCTGAAACCTCAAGTTTGGTAATTTCTCCCATTTCGCTTTGCCATGAAGTATCATGTTCTGCGTTAAGATTAATAACGTGTTGTTTAAGAGAGTCGGCCATTGTTTGAATTGCTTCAGGTGCCATTTCATCTCCTACCAAATCAACTTCTGTTCCAGAGGCAACTCCCTCCAAAAATCTTTCTTCAACATCTTCTCCTTTATCATTTTTTACAATTTTTATACGTGTTTTTAAAATAGGCATGGCAATTGTAAATTTCTGTGGGGTATCATTAATAGCTTTCATAAGAAGTTCTTTTTGAGAATCCAAGCTTTTATGAGCGACAATCCAGGATTTAGCTTTTTCCATTGTCCATCCCTTAGCTTTTTCGAAGAGATAGGTCAGGATTTTTTTCCTGTTGGCTGCATAAAGAGCCTTAATTCCCTCTTTGGTTGATATTGTAATTGTTACTATCCTATCACCTGATTGCTTACCTGAAACTGGAATCCTAACATATTTTGCTGTTTCCTCTGGTTTTTGGATTTCCATAAAGAATTTTTAATTCACTCATTGATTAGTGAATTATCATTTCAATAAAAATAACGATTTGTATTCATCAGAATTATATACTTTTATCGGCTTCAAATCAAATCTTCCCTCTTTTCCAGCACACCAGTCTTCAAGCTTCATAAATGGTGGGATATTTTTATCGGTTGTCGGACACCATGCAATATTTTTGTGAGTCATTTTCAGAAATTCTTCCCCATCTTTTTCGTTTACCTCGGTTACAAACCTCTTTTTGAAGCTAAACATCTTCCGACTAACTTTTCCCACCAATGATAGATTTAGGTAATATCCACAATTGTATACTAAATACATATTTACGTCCTATTAAAATTATAGATGGATTATAGGAGGTTTGTCAACATAGGGGATTATTTAGAAGAACGAGAATAGTTATTTTTGGAAACTATTTGAACTTCATGACTTCCACAAACGGGACATTCTGGCAACTTACCTTTCACAAATTTGTTTGAATCGTTAGATGCCCAAACTTGTTTACACCTGTTGCAAATATATTTTTTCATAATTATATTATAGCATTTTCCTGTTTGGTGGTAATTCCCATGTGTTTTAGAAACACATCTTCCTTATAACCAAACTGGTAGCCTTTTAGAGCCAATCTTTGGCAAAATTTAATATCGCTGTCTGGAACATAAATAGGATTTGGGTAATCCATGCCGCCAGAATCGTCAGTCCATGCCTTATTACTACCTATCATGCAAATTCCTCCAACTGCTGGTGTAAAGCCAATTTTACGCTGCGGATCATAACTGATCCTATTGATTCCTCCCCTGTTATCTAAAAGTCCCATAACGTAGGGAGAAAGGACTAATTTTTTATTCCAAACGCTTAAACATTTTCTGAGCCAATCATCCGTGACAATTAAAGCATCGTTGTCAATTTTAACTATAATGTCGTAGTTTTCCATTTTATCAAGAGCAAAATTTGTTCCCTTATTAATTCCTATATTCCTGGGGAGGAAATATGGAAAAATATTCCAGCCAGATCTTCTAAAATTCTTGAGCCAGTCTACGGTTCCATCAGTGCTTCCTTGATCTATGATGAAATGATCGACAGGAAGATGAGTTTTTCTGGCTAAGCTTTCAATGGTAATTCTTGTGAAAGCTAGACGATTTTTGACAAGTGAAAAAAGAGCAATTTTCATAACTCACCCCACATTCCTGGGTTTCTTATAATGGGTTTATTGGGTATTTTATAATAATCATCATTGTTTTGAAGAGTTGGCATTTGTGGTGGTTCGTGCCATTGATGGTATAGTTTGACAATATTTGTTATCCATGTAACCCTGAAATTGTCCGCCATTGCTCTTTGAACCATGTCGTTATCCTCTCTTCCCCAGTAGGTAAATTTTTCGTCATATCCATGAACTTTCTTTACCCATTTGGTAGGAAGAGCTATGCAACTTCCTACGGCTGAAGGTTCATGTAGACCAATTTCCTGTCCGTGTTCGTCTAAGTCTATTTTTTGGCATAAAGCCATTTCTTTTTCTCCAGCAATTAGGATTCTCATTATTTCCTCCGCGAAATTATCACTAAAAATACAGTCGATGTCGGTCGAAACCATGTATTTGGTTCTTACTCTTTTTATCCCGATATTTAAGGCTCTACATTTGTTAAATACGGAAATATCTTCGGTAACTTCTATGAATTCAGTAAATTCTGAAGGGATAATTTCTCTTTCCCAGTCGGTGTTTTGTGGAAGACTTCCGTAATCAACGACTATTGCATTGCATGGATATTTCTGTAATGCAATGGAATTTAGGAACTTTTCAACTCTGTCTCTGTCTCTGTCTCTGATAGTTGCCACGAATGTCAGGTCTGATGTAATGGGCATATTTTTATTTAATTGGTGGTGTTCCGATATTTCCCTGGGGATCATTATGCCACCAATACTCCGTAATAGTCTTAGGAACATGTATTATTTTCTTTCCAGCTTTTCCAAATTTCATCATAAGAAGCCAGTCGGCTTTCCTTTCCCAGAAAATGTCCCAGAATCCAATGTCATTTATTGCCTGAATTGTGTGCATAATATCTGAAGTATCAATGTAGTTTCCTTTATTAATTCTTTCTAAATCATAATCGTAACTCATGTGTCCCATGTATCTTTTTTCATTTGGATCGTCAGATTTATATACCCTATCTCCGTAAATAACATCGGCTCCTGTTTCAATTGCTTTTTTATATAAAACTTCCAAATGATCTGGGAGATAAACATTGTCGTCGTCAAGATAGGCAATATAATCCCCGCGTGCACACATGATGCCTACATTTTTAGGCCTAACCTGGTATCCAGTATTCCATGGCAACCTTATAGGAATGATTCTTTTTTCTTCTGGAGGAATCACAAGATTGGGGAGAGAATTAGAGTGATCGTCAACAATTATCAATTCCCAGTCCCCGAATGTTTGACAAAGGACGCTATCTATTGCTCTCTGGAGCAATACTGGTCGGTTAAATGTAGAAATGACAACGGAAATTTTAGGATTCATATTTTTTATTATTGATTTCGGCAATTACTGCCATGACTTCATCATATCTATCAATTGCTTTTTTCAAATGTTGTCCGTGAATGTCGCGGGCCATAGATACGATTAATTGCCCTCCTGGATTCAAATGTTTCTCAAACATTCTTACTGCCTGAACTGGATCTGGTAAATGTTCAAGAACGCTATTTGAAGTTATATAATCATATTGTCATTCAAGATTGTCTGGATCTTTTTCATATTTAATCTTGTCGCCGAAGAACCATTTAACAAAATCTTGCATCGGTCCAGGAAGGTCGGCGTAGGTAATATCTTTTATTCCGTGTCTAAGCAAAACTTCAATAAATATTCCAGCTCCCGCTCCGTGATCCAAAACAGATCCTGGTTTTGCAACGATTGGCATCCAGAATGGTTCAAATGCCCTATCTTCGCGATTGGCATAATAAATTGTATTTCTAAAGGCAAAGAAAGGTGTGTCCATGTAAATTTGGTTAATTTCTTTTGGATCGTTGTGCTCCAAAACTTCTGGGGTAAATTTGCTGTCGAAGACTAAATAATCTGGGACTTCTCCCCGTCTGATTACTTCCTCGCGGCTTAATTGAAAATATTCCTGTAGTCCTAAAATAAATTTTTCATGGATTGAGATTTCATAGTCGTCTCTGTTCATAAGAATGAAAATTCAGTATCTTTGGGTAATTTCATTAGGTTCCCGAAGGATTCCACAATGCCATTACCACAAACATCCTGAATGTGTCCGTGAGCGTAGATTCTGTCAAAATTAGGAGGCGAATCTTTTATATTCCAATTGTATTTTATTCCTTCACGCGAGTCATCTGGGTGAAGCATGATTTTGAATCCCATTTCTTTTAATCTTTTATACATTGTTTCTGAAAGTTGCCAATGGGGGGCTCGATAAATTTTTGCAAAGCCCAAGTCTCTTGTACATATTTCTAAATGTTCTGGTCCGACTTCTTCATTATTTTTATGGAACCAACCATGAATACATAGCTGAATCCAGCTTAGATTATGGATGTAATCCAAGAACTTGCCACCACATTTTTCTGGAATTGCAAAAAGATTTACCTTGAAGTTGGAATACTCATTTTTGAGCATCCATAAATAGTCAAGACGATTATTATCTTCTGAGAAATCGTCGAAATCAAGAAAAACTGTTTTCATATTTTTATTCTAATGTTTTTTCTTTACCTATTAAAATTAGGGCTTTATACTCATTGGCGTACATCCATGTAGAGTCACAGCTCCAGCAATGTAAATTGCCTTGAGTATTTTTTCTAACTTTAAGATGGATTCCCAGGGAGCACAGGACTCTCTGTATTAATTCCATCACCTTGGTCAGTAGGGATTTGTCCTCCATCATCTGTTTGAGTTGGATTTTGCATCTTGTTGTTGATTTCTATGGTTTTCTCAATAATTTCAAGAGGCATTCCAGCCAATTTTGCAAACGTAACTATGGCATTTAAGTCTTTCGGTAGACACTTTCCCCCGAATCCTGGTTTATCAGGATAAACGAAGGTATGACTTCTACCTATTCTCTCATCTGCCGTCCAGAGTTCTCTTAACTCATTATAATCCACACCAGCAAATTTACACAAGTTTGCCCATTCATTGCAGAAAATAACTTTAAGAGCAAGGAAACTGTTTTCCATATATTTGCACATTTCTGCCGTCAAGGAAGTCGTTTGAAAGAACTTAGTGTTTGGGTGCATAAATTTCTGCAAAATTTCAACAACTTTTACCGTATCTCCCCTCGCCCCTCCCAAGATGACGAATTTTCTTTCTTTTAAATTAAGATAGGGATGAAGCTGAGTTTCTCCCAAATATTCTGGTTCGAATATTAAATGTTTTTTATATGTGAAGGACAAAAATCCAGTTGTACCTGGTTTTACGGTTGAGCGAATAACTATCAGAGGAGTATTCAGCCATTCAACTGCCTCTTGGACGATAGAAATATCACAACTTCCGTCCACGTCCATTGGGGTGGGAACACAAACAAAAGCAATATCGCATTCTTTATTTATGAGATCTCGATTTTTAAAACCTTGTTCAGGATCGTGAATTATGCAATTTTCTTTTCCGAAAAATGCTTCTTGTGCTTTCCCGACTACGCCATAGCCAATGAGTCCGACTTTCATTATTTTTTACCAAGGGCGGTAGTCAACGGTCCGACCTGGTTGCAATTTACAGTAAAACCAACTCTTGCCATTAATCTATTTAAGGCTGTATAGGAAATTCTCCAATAATCATCATAGGTTGACAAACCATGATATGGATATTCCCAAGGACAGTCAATAATGGCAAATCCTCCTGGTTTTAGCATTCTATATATTTCCGAGATAGCTTTCTGAAAATAAAATACATGCTCTAGAACTTGTGAGCAAATGATTAAGTTCCATTCCTCGCTTGGCATCTTTGTATCGGTTATATCAGCGACAAAATCTGGTTTGAGTTCTGGTAAATAATCCAGAGTTTTATATTCGTTCCCTGTTCCAAAATATTGGTAGTTACCTCCTGGTTTTGGATCTCCATCAATTCCCACTTCTAGAACTTTCCAGTTTCTATTATCTGGGTTTATCATTCCCCGATATTCTTCCATTGTCCTAAAAATTGTTTCCCTGATTTCGCTTGCCATATTTATATTTTCTTTAGAATACATAAACCGTCAACACTGGCGATTGTCAATTTTTCAAATTCATTCTGATGTCTTGTTAAAAATGCGTCAATTGCTTCGGCAACTTCAGTTACGGCGACAGCATCATGAACCAAAATATATCCATATTTATCTAGAAATGAATAGGCTATTTCTAAATCTCTTGTTGCCTCATCATAGGAATGACCGTCATCAACAAAAACCATTTGGAAATTATCTCCCATCCCCTCTTTCTTCATCAATTCTGGGACAGTCTTGGCAACATCTCCGAATAAACACTCTATTATTCCTTCCAGTTTCATGTTTTTGATGGTTTCTTTTTGTCCAAAATCTTTAATATCAACTGTCCAAATTTTTTCCTTTTCCATTTTGTTTTAATGCCATTCCCATGGCAATTGAACTTACTCCTTCAAAAGTTCCTATTTCAAGAATCTTTACGGGCTTGGTCATTCTTACGAATCCATATAATAGATCTGCGGTTTCATTTTCAACTGCCCATGTTAATCCAGACTTTCCCATGGATCTGCTCCATGTTTGCCCCCAATTAGAAATTTTCAAAATGTTTTGTTCCATAATTTTATAAATCTACAATATATACAAATTCCATTGTGTCGTGACCTTCTTTGTCTTTCCAATTCAGCCGATTCCATTCTGTTTCAAGAACGACTTTTCCTGGAAAGGCATTTTTTATGACGGCCTTGTCTTCAATAGGACTTGTATGACAGGGTAGATAAAAAGCATCCTTGATAGGAACTATAATTATTAATCTTTTAAATACACGTTTAGCTTCAGAGACTGCTTTTTCGAAATCGTAGGAATGTTCAAGAACATGACTATATAGACCAGTGTCAAATTCTTTATCTTTAAATGGTAAATTTTCCATCGTAGCCAAAATTGCATTTACTCCTCTTTTTTTAGCAGCTTCAACTCTAAAATCAACAATATCTATGGCAACAACTTCGTGATCAAGTTTTTGCAACTCTGTGCTGGCGTGGCCAAAATCGCAACCAATTTCTACCACTTTTCCCACAAAGTAATCTTTTAATTGATTTACCGTGTCGATAGATCTGTTGATAAAGGGTTGGTGTTCTATTTGACCCTGAATTGTTGAGTCGTCAGTATTTGCTTCTGCTTGCACTTTAGCAGCTTCTTCTCTACTTAGCTTAATCATAATAATTTTTCAAAGGTTTCTGCAGTTTTTTCCCAAGTAAAAGAACGGGCAAATTCTCTTGATTTATTACTTAATTCTCCAAATAGAACTGGATCATTGAAAATCTTTATTATTTTTTCAACAGCCTCAATTCCCCAAGAATAATGATTTATGTCTCCTGGAATTATAAATCCCCTGTCACCAACCAGATTTTTAATATTTCCACTGTCGCTGGCAATGACCACGCATCCTGCCGCCATTGCCTCAAGAACTCCAAGACAGAATGTTTCTTTCTGATGTGCTCCGACTGGGTAAATAAAAATCTTTGTTTGATTTAATCTCATTGTCATTTCTTTTTTGCCAATCTGTCCGTGATATAACATTCTTTCTCTAATTAATTGGTCATAAAGGGGTCGGTATTGATCGTCATCCCATCCCCATAAATTACCTTTTCCATAAACATGAAAGGCAACATAGGGAATAACTTCTGGAACTTTTATTTTTAATCTCTGCATTATTGGAATTAAAGCCTGCATTCCTCCTTTGCCAGGAAATCCAGCGTAGGTTATGTCAAAATCTTTTCTCTCAATATCTTCTCTAAAGAATTCTTTATCTACCCCAGGTTCAACTACTGCAATTTTCCCGACAAGTTCTGGAGAAAGATTAGAGGCAAAATAATCTCTTTGCCACTTGCTGACAACCAGAAGCTTATCTACGTTTGGATAGCGAACGACATCGTTAGTATAATATCTGTTTGACCAATTAAAAACCTTTTTTGCATTGGAATGTTCTGGGAAATTTTCAAAACCAACCAAAACATCTTCTTCGCTTGGTTCATAATCTACGTGTTGGTAATATTTTACTCCATCGTAAATGTCGGGAAAGTTTGTTCTCGTATAAACAGTAACATCATGCCCGCGAGCAGACAATGCTTTCGCGGTTTGGATTATCACTGTTTCAGTTCCACCTACCCCTATATTTCTTTCTGTAAATGGATTGAACTCCAACTTTCCGTGACCGTCATAAAATGAGATTTTCATATATTTATTGGGATAGAAAAGCTTATTCTTGCTTTTCCTGCTTCTGGGAAATTAAAATGTAAAATATCAAAATAGAAAAATAACTGATGGTCTTTTAATGTCAGAATATTTTTCTGGTAGCCAAAACTTAATAAAAATAAGCAATCCGTTGTTGTTTGTTTAATATTTTTATGAAGATTAACTCGAGTAACATAAGAACTCAATCCCCATTTAAACAATCTAAACTCTTTTTTTATATTTTTCATATTTTTTGGAAAATAAAATAATCATTTCCATTAGACATTGTGTCTTTTGGAATGTTTATTATTTTATATTTATATACTCTAGCAATTTCTTGTAATTCATCTATTGTCCAATAAACCATATCAACTGAATGTTGTGGTTCATAAGGTTCCTCATGATGTGTTTTGTCTATTGGAATTTGAAAAACAAAATACCCGCCTTTTTTTAATATTCTTATTCCATCTTGAAATAATCTTCTTACTGTGTCTTCTGGATTGTGCTGTAAAACTGCTACGCTAAAAATTATATCTATTGATAAATCAGTGATAATTGAAAAATCACGGATTATGCACAAAAATTCTGCATTAGATAATTTTCCTAATCTTTCTCTTGCCCTTGTTATCATACCAGCAGAAATATCAACAGCCTGAACACGTTTTGCAGTTAAAGCTAAAAATTCTGTCATTCTTCCTGCTCCGCAGCCTAATTCAACTATTCTTGAATTAGATAAATAAATATTGTGTTTAAGTAAGAATATCAAAAGTCTTTGTGTCCATTCGGCCCCGCTTGTTCTAAAAGATTCTTCATTTTCGTGACCTGCGGCTAAAAATCCTCTCCAGTTGTCGTCTTCCGAAGTTAAGTCCCATTGGTCTTTTACATCTTTATAATTTTTATTTAACATCTTTTTTGATCCAATTAACAACTGGCGATATTTCGCCAATTATTGATTGTCCTTTAAATATATTAATAATTTATTTCTTCCATAAGCTTTTTGCTAAATCAAAGGCCCTATTCCATCCTTCTCGTGCCAATTCTGGTGTCCAATATTTTTGAATTGTTTCTCTGGCTTTTTTACCAATTTCAAAGCTCTTATTTGGAATCTTAATAGGTATGCACGGTTAAAAGGAATAAATCGTCCAGGAGGACACACGGTTAAAGAATGGTTAAAATTAAAAGAAAAATACAATTTTACATGTGTTGACTGTCAGAAAAAAGAACCTGAAATTAAACTAACTAAAGACCATGTAATTCCATTAACAAAGTGGAACAAATATATAGAAAATCATTTAGAAATTACTTATGGCTACAACGACATAATTAATATTATGCCCAGATGCAGAAGTTGTAACAGCAGTAAATATAATCATGTCTGAAGAGAATCAAATCAAGAGAAAACTCACGGTGGTTTCAGAACGCTATCACAATTTTTGCGAACATTACATGTATAAAACTCTTGCCGAGCATGAGTTTCTCGTTGTCGATAATAATTATCCTTTTACTGGAAGACCACTCCCTTCTAATGCCAAAATTGTACCCTGGCCAGATATAAACTGGGATGAGGTTGATTTAGGATATGCTGTGACAGTTAATCGCTGGAGAGACGTTTTAAGTCACGGGAAGCCATGCGTTTTTCACATAGATCAAGTTCCACAGGATTGGGATAAACCAGACGAGCTGGCCAAGATTTTGGGCGATAATCCAGTTGTATATTGGAGTGATGAGGAAGCGGAAATGTGGAAATGCGGCACACCAATTATTCGACCTCATCCGATAGATACAGAAATCTTCAAAGGATACGATCCTCTCAAGGCAACGGCAATCACAATTGCAACTAGAGCTTTTAGCGGCTGGGGCCCAGATCTTAAAGGATATAAAGTTCTAGAGCCAGCCTACAAGCTCATTCCTATCCAGGTTATTGCGAAAGATGACAAAAATTTTCCAAATGCTATTTCAATAGAATCAGAAGAAGAAATGGTCAAAGCTCTCCAACTCTATCAAGTCTATTTTAATTGTGCTTGGAAGTTGGACAGGAGTCCACTTGAAGCAATGGGTTGCGGTATGCCAGTCGTTGCTTTGAAAACCAACTTTAATGTATATAAAAAGTATTTTAATGAAGAAAATGGAAATATTATTTATGCAGAAAATACTCTGGCAATGATTAATGAAACCAATAAATTATTAAAAGATAAATTAAGATGCTTTGTTTAAATTATTTTTTTTCCATCTGCGTGCTTTTTCTCTATACCTTTCTTTATTTTTTAAATAAAGCAGTCTATCTCTTTTCCTTCTTTTTTCTTTATCTTCTTTTTGTTTGTAAATTCTATCTCTTGCTCTGACTTTTTCTAAATTTCTTATTCTATACTGATGGGAGTTTTTTAATACTTTTTTTTTGTTATTGTTTGTCCACAATGTTTGATAGTTTCTAACACGTTTCTTTTTACAGTTTTTACATACTTTTTGAGTTCCGCTTGTAGGGACATACTCTTTTTGGCAAAGATGGCAAATTTTTATTTTGAATATATATTTTTTTCTCATTAAGCATATTATACATCAGATAGCGTTCAGAGACAATTTTCATAGATTTAGAGATTTTGTTTTAATTATCTCGATTAGTTTTTCTTGTGCTTTATAAGCATCTTCTTCAATTTTGTCGTATTCTGCTTTGAATTTTTTATAAAAAAACTTATAACAAATTAAACAATATAAAATTTCTTCATCTCCTATTCCATATTCTCTCTTAGAACATTTGTTAAAAGAATCTCGACAAATATTCCTTCCACAAATTGCACACGTTGAAAGCGTTCCTTCTTTTCCGCATAAATCACAAACGTAAACTTCTTTTATAACTACGCGTGCTACTTGGGCTGGAATTTGTATTTTTTTTATTTTAATCATGTTTCAACTGTTACCATTAAATAGGGTTTCCACTCAGTTTCGGACATTCCCCATTGATCTTGGTAATGCAAAGTTTTTTTAGTAGTTTCTTCTGGAAAATGTTTATCTATGAAATCAACAAATTTTTGGACATCGAAGCTTGTTTTGTGCCATTCGTTGTCATCGCCTTTTTCTGGTTCCTTTACATAAGGCGTGCTAAAAATTACCACTCCGTGAGTTGCTAAATGTTTTTTTATATTCTCAACTAAAAAGTCTGGATTAGATAAATGCTCGATTGTTTCAAAACAAGTCACAAGATTATATTTTTCTTTATAGTATTCTGAGAATAAATTTTCATCTTTTTCTAGATTTCTTAGTTCAAATTCCCAGTTGCCCTCGTCAGATTCATATTCTCCGTTGTGATTTGCAACATCAATTGCTATCTGGCTATTATCAAGACCCACAACAGATTTGGCAATCTTTTCTAATAAAAGGCTTCCGTATCCAGTTCCACAAGCAACATCTAAAACATTGGCATCTTGAGCAAATTTCAAGGCATAGACATACCTTAGTAAATGTTCTCTCAAAACAACATTTGGTGTATTTTTGTCAAAAGTGGCTCTTTCAAGGGTTGGCATTAGGTTTATATGTAACCACCGACAAAGCATCGGGATGTAAAGTTGGTGGTTTTATTAAGGATATTCTGACAAAATTTACTCTGGACAAAATTCTATCCAAACCTGCGGAATCGTAACCCCATTGATGTCTATTCAATTCATGTTCAAAATTTCCGTAAAGTTCTTTTAGAGATTTTTCACTACCAGTCGACAAGAAATCTCTCATGACTTGTTTTAAATCTGGAACATGAAGTTCTAATTGACCTCCAGGTTGAAGGCACCTAAACCATTCTTTTAAAGCGTCTTCTGCATCTGTTTCACCAAAACACTGGAGAAGATAACACGAACAGATATTTGTTAAGGAGTTTGAGGGGAAGGGAAGCATTCTGGCATCATTATTGTATTTAATGTGGGGAAAACTTCTTAAATCAACTTGGGCATATTCTGGATGAATAGGATGTTCCCCTCCACCTATTTCTATTTTTGTCACAGTATCTATACCTATCATATTTAAAGTAGGATTGATCTTCGGGAGAGAGGTAATTTTTCCATCCCAAATTTCATGAAATAATTTATAATTCTTTGCTGTAATTTTTACGAATTTTGCGTTGTCCTCTTTTTTCAACAAGTCTTGAGTTTTTCCTTCGTGATGGATCAATTTTGCTTCATGGTTCATATATATTTTATAACCTTTTTCTCTTATCCGCAAGCAGAGATCATCGTCCTCATAATACCCACGCTCATAAAGTTCACTAAATTTTGCCAAATCTTTTCTAATAAGCATACATGCTCCAGTTACAGCTTCAACCTCTTCAATTCCAGCTTTTCTTACACTGTCATCAGTTTGGAATCTCCCCGTATGATCTGGATTGTTACGATAATCGAAGAATGTACCAGCATGTTGAACTTTCCAGACTCCCTGAGAGTCTTGTGGGAAATAGAGTCTAGCTCCTACAACTCCAGCGTCGGGTTTTGTTTCTAAAACATCAACCAATCTTTCCAGCCATCCCCACTGGGGAACCGTATCATTGTTCAGGTAGCAAACATATTCTCTGGTTGCCTGTTCTAAAGCTAAATTGTTGGATTCAGCAAAACTAAGATTTTTCCCAGTGTGAATAAATTTGACGTTTTCATGAGTTATGGCAACTTCTTCTACCCATTTACCAGTTTCATCGCTGGAATTGTTGTCGACCAAAATAAGTTCAAATCCTGGTGGTGTTACCTGAAAAAGTCTTTCGACACATTCTTTCGTATATTTAAAATTATTGAAGGCAGTTATGATTATGCTTACCTTTGATGTTCCAGCAACGATGGTGAAAAATTCTTTCTCTATTTCTTTTTCATCAAATCTTTTGCTTCTTTTAATAGCAGCAATCGCCAAATATTCCCATAGACTTTTATCTTTGATAATCTGCATTGTTTTTTGTTTGAGTTGTTGTTCGTTATCAACGAGAAATCCAGAATCTCCATCAATTATTATTTCTTTAGGTCCTGCTGAATTATATGAAATGGGAACTGTCCCCGAACTCATGGCCTCAACAATCGTCATCCCGAAATGCTCTTGAGCTCCTGGTTCCCCTGGCATACCAATTCCTGTCATATGCCAGTAAATCTTTGAATCTGTATATAATTTTTGTAGTTCACTAAAAGAAATTCCTTCGTGAATCTTGATTGGATAACCAGTCGTCATGTTTTGAAGCATTTCAAAATATGTTCTATTTTGTACTTGGCCAACCATATGAAACTCCCAATCTTTAAGTCCTGCGTCAACCATTTCTTTGAATGCAAGAATCATCTGTGCATGTCCTTTGTCTGCTTCGGGGGCAGGAGCATTAATTCTGCTTACATGAAGAATGTAATTCTTTTTGTCTTTCCATGAAGCAGGAGGTTTGAACTCTGAGGTCATAATTGGCGGGTAGAGAACTTTTATTTTATCTTCTGGTTGTTTCCATCGGGTAATAATATTATTTTTTGTATATTCTGAGTTGGCGAGAAAACTATAATCATAAAGCGGAAAGAAGAATTGAGGGAAAAATACAAGAGCGTATTTTTTAAAAGCTGGGGTTTCTTCTATTCTCCAGTGGGAAATATTGAGGAAAAGATAATGGTATTTAAGTCCAATCCCTTTGGAGTATTTCATCACTTTTATTCCGCTCGTGTCAAGATTTAGAAAATCTTTAAGCCATTCGTTGCTTTTGGGATTATTGGGAACGTAAACCTCACAATCGTAATATTTTTTCAAATATTCTATGAGCTTGAAGGAATGAACTGTCCCTCCGCCTAGTAGGTCGAAATGATCGTTTAAGATTCCAAGGCGAATTCTCTTAAAAAATGTATCCATTAGGGAATCATGTTGATGTTGTTATTTCCAGTTGCCTGTTTTACAACATCTATGTCCTGCTGCGTGGTGGCAGTATTGCCGCTTTGCATCTTGCCTATTGCAGCAGCAAGACTTTTTTTATTATATTTAATATTTTTAACTGTTGGATCAATGGGCTGAGTTGGTCTTTCTTCTTGTTCAAGTAGACGGGCCACTTGTGGCGGAATTGGTCCAGTTGGTCTTCTTACTTGAGGGTTTGGATTATTAGGATTTACTGGTGGAACAAATTTTTCCGATTTGAATCCACAGTTTGGACAAGAAAAACCATCTGGTTCCAGAAACATTCTTTCGTCACATTTCGGACAAAATTGTTCAGGATGGAGAACGCGTTGGATTAAAGAGAAAATGTTTTTTTCCAAATTTTCCTTAGTTCCCTCTGGTTCTGTTTCTATCCATGATTCACTTACGGTTTTCTTAATCCTTTCTTTCAAGGTAAGAATTGGTTCGGATTTTTCTTCTTTCATATTATTCAATTGGGAAATGGGCATCGGGGTCATCAACCCTGTTAACCATCTCGCTAAAAAATTTGTCATAGCCAGCTTTATTTTTTTCTTTTGCTCTAATTGCCTTTTCTGACGGCTGAGTATATGGTTTTCTTATATGAACCACTGTCCCAGTGAATTGACCAGGATCTAATTTCACATTGTCGGGAATTAGTTCCTTTTTAAATTCAGGAGCATTGTACTTAATTTCTACCTCATTAACGATACAGAAAAATCTGTCGTTAATGAAAAGTTGAACGGGTGATGTTATTTTCATGTCCATAAATTTATTTTGATTTAAAGTATTTAAGACAGTTTCCAGAAATTTCTTTGTAGGGTGTAAATCCAAATTCGGATTCGCAATCTATTCTTATATTGTCTTCAAAAGCGTTTCCATATCCAACTCTATATCCCATTAAAAAACCTACAAGTAATACTAAAAATTCTGTAAGCAAAATGGCGATAATAATTTGTTTCATCATGTTTACCATGCCCCCTTTCTAATTGGCGGATTTTCTGGTTCCGCAGATTTTATTTTCGTAGTCATTGGATTATTCTCTATTTTTATAAAGGATTGGTTGGCAATGTCTGGTTCTTTTTCCCCAACTTCAAATATACACCGCGAGCACATATAGTCGCAAGAGCCAACTTTTTTTAAGGTAATATTGCCTCTTTTACATTTCCAGCAAACAATTTTTCTCGTTATTTCCATTTATCCTATGCTTGCATCCAGATGTTTAGGCATGCAATCACAATGCCATAAATATCCAGTGTAAGTTTTAGCCATTTTATCTTTTACTGGTTTCATCTTTTTTCCACAATTCAAGCATTTCGGCGGATGTTTAAGCAAATGTTTTCTCGTTGTCTCATAATTTACTGCCGAAGCATAGAAAATAGACGCTTTTTTTCTATTCATCTGTTTCTTAAAACTAAGGCTAATATCAAGATAGTAAATAGGACGAATAAGATTATGCAGACGGGAATCCAGATCGGGGCTAAAACCCAAATCCATGGCCAGTCAATATAGTGGGTTAGTTTTAACCCCACAAATAAAACCGTTAGGAGACCTAAAAATCCTATTCCTCCTGAGCTTGACGATGAACTTGCCGACATATTTTATTTAACTTCGTAGGTAATCGACATTTCTGATTTGTCTTTCGCCTCCAAGAAGTTTTCTTTTTCATATATTCCCCGTGTTTCTTTTATAATTTTCAGAAACTCTTTAGGAGTTTTAGCTTTTTTCCATTTTTTATGACCCAACATTGATGAAAATCTTTCCATGAGAATGCTCGCATTGTCCATGAAAAATCCTATCATCCCTTCTGGTTCTCCAAAAACTACTCGTCTCAACATTCCCGTATCAGGATCTTCATAAAAGATGATTGCTCTCTTAATGTGTTTTTTGACTACTTTTGTCATTTAAAACCCAAGTTTGGAAATAGCGGGAAAAATTTTCTCCTTCTCGGCTATATCTGCCCTCAGTTCGTGATTCGTAATGATAAACTAATGCTTTGGGTTCGTAATAAATATTCATTCCTTTTTGTCTTACTTTTTGACAGTAATCCATGTCTTCCCAGCCACAGAAATATTCATCATCAAATCCTCCTATTTCTTCAAATAACGCCTTTGGTGTTAAGAGACAAGCTCCAGTTACAGCAAATACTGGTTTTCTAATGTTTGCTGGCTGGTAGTTCATGTCTCTGTTGAAAAATGAATGATCTGGTAATTTATTGGGCCCCTCGTATACGCCCGCGTGTTGAATTGTCCCCTTACCTGGGTGAACTAGTTTACAATTGTGCATTATAACTTCCGCCCTACCCGCAACGTAACTATTGTCTTCTTCAACTTCACAGTTATAAACAGTTGTATAATTTTTTGTCCTAAAAGTTTTTGTTTCAATATGTTCTATTTTTTTAATTTCACAAGGGATAAAGCCGTCAAGTGGAGTTTCCACTGTTAACTTTTTTTTATGTTTTAATATCCAGACTACATCGTCATAAATATTTTGACCTTCGTATTTTTTATAATTTGGATTTCTAGATTTTTCAACTTCTACGGCAGTTATTTTGTTATTTTTGATAGCAATAAAATCAGGAAAACTATTGTAACTGGCAATTGGTATTACTTTGTATCCATCTTTTTCCCACTTTTTCATTTCTGGGTTTATATCTTCAATAAAATGTTTTAAGTGTGAATTTAATCCTTTTTCTTTTTTTGGTTTTCTTTGTGTTAACCCATATTCTTTTAACTTCTTTTTCGTTTCTTCTAATTCTGCTGGATTACAATTTCTACAAAGTCTCATCCATGAAGTAATTATATTTCCGCATACTTCACATTTAGATGATTTAACCATTAATTTATCCGTTTCTTTTATTTCGGAAATCTTTACCCATATTAATTTATTATCTCTATATACTAATAATGGGTGTTCATCAGTTGCCATTATGGATTTTGCTTTATCATTAATTAATTTTAATTTTGTCCATTTTCCCTTGTAATCTCTTTTGAAAATTTTTGTTACTTTTCTAAATCTATTTTTATGAGTTAATACATAGTCTCCAACCTTTATTTTATTTATTGGTTTTTTACCATTTTCAGTAATTAAATTAACTTTCGGGTCTAAACATCCAACTGCTCCAACGGCTTGTTCTTCGCTAAAAACATTCATCATGTTTGTTAACCAGCCATCGGTGACGATCGTATCGTTATTAAGAAACAATAGAAAATTACCCTTGGCAATGCTTACCCCCTGATTATTGGCAATTGCAAATCCTTTATTTTCGCTGTTTTTTATACACCTGCCGTCAAATTTTAATCCGCAAGCCAGGAGCCATTCATAAGACCCGTCTGTTGATTTATTATCAACAATAATCATCTCGAATGGCCAATCTGTGTGATTAACAACGGATTTAACACATTGGCTCAAAAACTCTACCTTATTCCAGCTTGGAATTATTATGCTTACCAAATCTTTCATAGATTTTCTTAAAAAATGTTTTTATACTCTCCCCATAATTAATACTGTGCTCAATATTAATTGCTAAAGGCGAGGGAAGAATTGTTATTGGATCTCCCTCTTTGGCAATGGGAAATTTTTTGTTTTCTACGATGAATAGAAAACCATCATACATAATGTCATATTGCACTCGTAGTATTTTTGAACCATGTGGAATATTGCTTTTTATATGAACGTCGCTGTCATTCATAAACATTGATCCTATTATTTCTGTACTAACAATGAAACCACAGAATCTTCTTTCGTTTTTCATATTTTAAATTTCTTTTTCATCATTTCCGCACATTTTTCCAGATCGTCGAGTCTGGACTCAATGTCGCTGAGCCTGATGCCAAGAACATGAAATTGTCTTTCTGACCTGGTATCCAACTTTGAATCTTTGGGATAATTTCTGTCCCCATTTTTTCCAGCTGGAACCTTTAGGTAATGTTTACCCATTTTTTTTACTTTCTAGCGAGTGGTTCAGATTTCTCTTTAAGCAATCGCTGAAAAAGTTCCAATAATTTATTACTACGAGATTCGGGTGTTAATTCTTTGGCAAATTTGTAGGCATTTTCTCCAGACTCTTTGATTAAATCTGGACTTTCTATTGCCTGTTTCATTATTTCATATAATCTTTTTGGATTAACGAGCGAATATTTGGAACCGTCATTATTGTAACAATGAGCACTTTCGGAAACAAGCCAACCTCTATATTCGTGTTCTGTCCCGCCAGTGATTAATTCTTCGATTGCGGAACAGTTTGTCCCAATTGTAGGTACATGACAAATTCCAGCCTCAATTATTGATAGTCCAAATCCTTCTCCCCATGACGGCAGAAGATTAATGTCCGCCAGATTATATTGGATATTTAATACATCGTCTGGAACTGGTCCGTGGTCTGTTGTTCTTGGCAATAAAACATTATCATTTAAGCCAAATTCTGTCACGAAGCGGTCAAGATCATAGCCGTCGACTCCTCCGCTATCTGTTTTTGTATTGGTGATGCCAGAAGACAGAATTAGAACCGATTTTGGTCTCTCTTTTACAAGCATTTTAAATGACTCAAGAAGAACTGGGACATTTTTTCTTTGTTGGCCTCTGGAGTTACAAATATAAACATCTAAACCTTCAAGTTTAAATTCTTTTTTTAATTCTTCTTTTGATTTATCCAGTTTATAGAAAACTTTAGGATCGACTGATGGATATAAGACCTCCATTGGAATATCCTTGTTGACTTTTAATATTTCTCCTTTGGCAAATTCAGATTGAGGTAGGCAGTAGTGCATCCATCTTAAAGATTCTCTTGAATAAAAATCAAGCGGCTCACTATCCAAAGTCCCCCAGTGAACCCATTTAAAAGTTCCAGGGTGAGCTAAGGTGAATGAAATTTTTGGCAAACTGAAGAAGTCGCCTACGGTCAAAACAATATCTGGTTTAAAATCGTCTATGGCATAATGAAGAACTTCTTGAGCGTAGTAATCTTTAACTTCGGGAGTTTTTGTGTGGTAAACTATCATTTCTTGGTCAATTGGAAATCCATTGTATCCAAGAGCAACTTGTCTTACTTCGTTGCCAACTTTTAGGTATGGCAAAATATCTCTTATTTCTCTTCCGAAGCCACTTTTCCATTTGTAATAGTCTCCGTAAATTAAAATTTTCATATTATTTATCGCAAGAGTTAATTAAAACTTTTGCTTTACAAATTAAGCAAATAACATAACTATTAATTTTTGGGAAATCTTTATAATCCCATTTTTCAGTATACTCAATGCTTCCGAACTGACCTGTTGATCTAAATGTACCAGGGATTTGTTCACTACGAGTACCATTTTCAAAAATAAAATCTTTATTAGTGAAAATTATTTCATGGTAGTCACCATTATATTCGTGATAGATTTTCATATTTATTTATTATGTTTAAATGTTCTTATTGTTAAGTCGAAAAAATAAGAATGTTTAGATTCACAGAAAAAAGTTCTGAGCAATCCTTCTTTAAATTCAGGGCAAGCATATTTATAAACGTACTGTTTTTTTCCTGTTTCTACATTGTATTCAGTAAAAGAAGAACCCCAGATAGTAAAACATTCTTTGGCACTAACTAAGGTTTTTATTAATTTTTTTCCACAATGAGCACAATATTTAGATTCGGCTGTTTTCATATATTTTTAAATAATCTTCTTGTGTCTCTATTATTTTTTTAATAAAAGTAATAATCTCATCACTAACTTCTTCCATAGGATCATCAAGTGTCGCTTGTCGCCACAGACCATCAGGAAATTCTTGTCTAAGTGATTCCTCCAACAACGCAGTGTTTATCTTCAATATGATGACCGAGATTTTTAGCCTTTGATTTTAAATCTGAGGCTATAATCTCGTTATCTGGCGTTATATGAATTTCTGTCGGTGTTACTTTTATTCCTGCTTTTTCTACTCCAGAGATTTTTATTGGATTATTTGTTATTAATCTAACGCTTGTTATCCCAAATTGTTGAAGCATTTGGCCAGAAGCAGTAAAATCTCGACATTCTGAAGGGTAACCCGCATCTTTGTATGCCCTGTCTGTATCTATTCTCTCGCCCTTATCATCAACCTTTTGCTCAATGTGACCATCAACCCATCCAAACATTCCATTGAGTTGTGCCAATTTTCCCGCAATTCCTGTTCCTCTTCCTTCTTGCTCCATGTAAATAATTGCTCCTGCTTCTTCTTCTTGGATTAATCTCATTGATTGTTCAATTTCTTTTCTGCATTCACAATTTATGGCGTGATAAACTTCGTTTGTTCGGCAAGATGAATGAACTCGTACAAGCATATTGTCCTTAATATTTTCAGGTTTTCCAAAAATAAGCATCTCGTGATGGCTTCCGTTTGTTAAATCCCCAAAGACAATATATGTATAATCTCCAAATTCTGTTGCCAACGGGGAGCGTCCTAATTCTTTAATTATTTTCATTTCTCTTTCTTCTAATGCTCTCTTGTAAAAGTCTATTGAGCCCCATGGATTTTCCCACTCGGCTAGTCTTTGTGCAATTAGAGCATTAATCGGATGAAATTCGTGATTTTTATCACAAGGTTCAAGCTCTTTCATTTTCTTTTCCTCCTAAAATTATACCCTCTCTAATAATTTTAGCAGAATTTCCTTTGTCTTGGGAAGGGAAAAATCTAATTTATGCCCTTTGAAATTATTGCAAAGAATGCAAAGGACTTGATAATTTCCCTCAATAATCTCTCTTTTTGTATCCACTCCAAAGTTTTCCAGAATCAATCTGGGGATAATATGGTCAAGTGTTAAATCTTCCAGATTATTTCTTTGGCATTTATTACAAACAGGGTTAATCGCCATGAGATCATGGAATATTTTTTGTTCTTCTCTTATTCTTTCATTTTCTTTTCTGTATTTCATACGATTTCAATTCTTTCGGGCAATTTTTCTAATCTAAATTCTCTGTTGCTTAATATTTCAAATAAGGTTTTTTCATCTTTTCCGTTAACCATATATGGGAAAAAGACTTCTTCAATTTTTACTTGTTCTGTGTCAACTAAAGCCATTTGAGCTTCAATCCAATCGCGGATGTTTGCCCAAGCTGTTCTATATGCTTGTTCTTTTTGGTCCTCTGTCAAATCTTTTTTCCATTCCAAGTATTTTATATTTTTATTCTTTTCGTTATAGAAAATTTGTGCAACTTTTTCAACTCTTGCTGGCAACCTAAATCCATATTCAATATGCCCAATGTTTAGAATAAAGGTTAGTTCTTTTATTTTCCCATTGTCATCATAATCAAAAATTATCTTTTTCGCACTATGTTCCGTTAAGCATTTCTGAATACGCTGAATTGTGTTTGGAGTATTGCTTGTGTAGTTTTTAAGATTTTTCATATTCTTAATTCACTTATTGATAAGTAAAACTATTCTTGTTGAAATTTTAATAAATCTACGACGTTCCAAAGAAAAGGTTCTTTTGATGTAAATGCTGGATCGACCATAGATGGTCTTTTAATAACTCTGTGAATAATCCCTAGTTTTAGAGCCTCTTCTATTGAGAACCATTTATCTTTTCCGCTATCAAATAGTTCCATCCAGTATTTTGGACTTGTTTTCCCATCAGTTTGAAAAGAAAAAAATCTAGCAACTTTTTCCTGGGTGTAATTCATATATTCTGTTTTATCTTTAGCTTGGGCTGGTGTGGCGAAGTAGGAAGATTTTACCGAGTGCATCATCAGACAAGTATAGTCATGACAAATTCTTTCCCCTCCTCCCATGAAAATAATAAATCCGCCAGAATTTGCGTTTGCCAAGGCAATGGTTTTTACTGGGCTAGAAATTGTGCCCATAATGTCGGTGGCTACAATAGATTCGTAGAAATTTCCGCCATCGGAGTTGATAGTCACCGTGAGGGGTTGGCCAGGTCCTTCATTCTCCAACTTTATAAGGTTGGCGTAAAGGGTTTCAATTAAAGCAGAATCAATATCCCCATTGAGCCATATCTCTCTTTTCTTGAGACGCTCTTTAAAGGTTTCTATCTTTAATTTAACGTATTCATTCTGTTGTGGATTGTCCATCTTTATTTTCCTCCTTATTATTATTTTGATCGTCGGTTCCCGCCAATTTCATAATAATCTCGGAGATTTTTTGCATATTCTCTTGTAATTTTGTTATTCTTTCATCCATATCTCCAATAGCCGCTGCCAAAAGTTTCTGATTTCCATTTAAGCTGCCAAGAAGATCTCCTACTGATTGGAAATTCTTTCCCAAAACCTTGTTCAAGACATCATAAGACACTGGCGAGCTAGGATTTCCATTTGTCGGCATGGGCAAAACTATTCCAAGCATTGGTTTCTTTTTCTCAGTTTCTTCTTTGCTAGAAATTGGTTGTCCCTCTACCCCAAGTATAACGGGTGGGGTCGCTGCCCCCCATGGACCAGCAGGGTCTGATGGAGGATTTGGTGCGACAGTTTTAGCCTCTCCTTTTGCAACTGCATCTGACATAATTTATTTAAAGAGTCTTCGAAGCCTCAAGATTCCCAGTGGAATAATTGAGAAAGCCGATAGATTCTCCTGTTCCGTAATTTGTTAATTCCCAATCTTCGTTTATTATGGTTCTAATAGACTGGTTGTTACCAGTTTTCCATGTCTGGAAAGGCAGATATGGATCTCCAATGTATGGTTCCGTGGGTAACATTGGTGGATTCGGTCTATATGGTAAGGTTTGAATATTTTTATTTCTCTCTTCTTCTAAAAATTTCTCCATTTCTCCGATTATATTTTTTCTCTCTTTAACTGTTCCTGCTCTTATTATCGCAAAACAATCTTGACATATGAATTCATGCACATCGTTGCTTGATAAAACAATCGCATTTTTTAGTTTAATTGTTTCTTTACAGGAAACACAGACAACATCCTTTTCTGGATTTAGTCCCAGTTTGTCGGCTATTTTTTCCATTCCTTCCTTTACGGTTTTTGACCTGGCCATTTTTTCTGATCAGAGACGCAATTCAAGCACATATATAGGTCAATTCTTTTCATGACTGGCCTGATATATGTTTTATTGCCGTTCTCTTCCATGAAATATCCCTTTTTAACCAAATTTAATCTTACCTGATGTAATCCCTGTTGTGTTAAATTGCCGCAGGTGCTACATGTCACAAAAGGTAATGCGACTTGTTCTTTCTGATTGATTTTTTCTTCATCGTTCATTGTCTTCTGGTTTAGTTCTCAAATCTCTAACTCGAATAGCTTCAACTCGAACTAAATCTATATTTTTATTAACAATTCTTAGGTCTGTTGCCATAGCAGGAACCCAAATGCTAGAAACCAGTATTTCAATAACTTGCCCTCCGTTTGTTTTTTCGTAAACCTCGTCTTTATTCATTCCAATAAAAATCTTCGTAGTCATAATTAACTACGATTCCTTTTTTTAATTCTTTTTCGTTTTCCACTTCTAATTTAGTTTTTTCACCATCAAAATATTCATCTATCAGTATTTGTTTCGCTTCTTTTGAAGACTCCGCAATAACAATAAAAATCTCTCCTTCTGAATTAACTTTATATATTTTCATATTTTATTTTTTAAAAGGATTATCTACTGGTTTCTTTGGAATATTTTCCAAATACCAGATTTGAGTTACTATCAAATCAGTTTTATTTGAAGGAATTGTAGAAAGGTTTTTTCCCAAAAATACTCTTTTAACATTGTCTATTGTTTCAAGAAATTTATTAACATCTTTGTCAATGTCTGCAGCAGAAGAAACAATAGTTTTTGTTTTGAGAAGAGCCTGAATTTTGCCCGTGGCCGTAAGTGGAATATTTATCGTCTGCTTCATAAGCTAATATGTATATTATACCATAAAACTCTTCTTTTTTCAAGTCCCCAATCATCCCTTGCAATGCACGATAACTAGGGATATGTTGCATTGCATCGGTTAATTATCCTTTGGCTTGAGCAGCGTCTGCTGTTGGGTCTTGATCTCCCTGCCCTCTCCCAGTTCCTGGTTTTTTTGCATCTGGATTGGGATTGTTTTTTGGGCCTTCAGACATCCCTGGAGTTTCAACTATTGCTTTCTCCACTTCTATCATTGAGTCATTTTTAGAACTGACAAGGTAATATTTGCTTGCCCAGTCTTCATCTATCGGAAGTTGTCCACAGGCCAATCTTGCTTCGTTGAAGGAATAAAGTCCGCTCTTTTGTCCAAGCATAAAGTCGCGTCTTGAGGCTTCAGATTCTTCAAGTCCTGCAGTTTTGAAGTCAAATCTCCATCCTTCAATTCCCATCCCGTCTTGAATAATTTCTTTCGTAATCTTTTGGGAAATTAATTTTCTAATTGGGAAAACATTTGTAAGATAGAAAGATCGTCTTAATTCTGCGGCTGAAGCTCTGTTTGCCCCTTCTGGAAATCCAATCAAGAGCAAAGGAACACCATATTGTCCTCCGATTAACTGAATTCCGTACTTAAATAATTCCAAATATGCAATGTCTGCTGGAGAAACTCCAACCGCCTCTGCTTTGGCTCCCTTGAAGAGAACCATTGTTTTTCCAGCATTGTGTGCCCCCATATAGTTTTTCTCATAGTATGAAGATACTGAATCTGCATCTGCTTCCGTTGAATCTTCTGGAAGTATTAACTGCATCGAAGTTCTACCACCGTTTTTAAGAATATTAATATTGTAGGTTAAAGCTCGGAGAAGAAGTTGGATCGTAGACATGTTGTCTTCAAGGACAGCCCTTCCATAAAGATCGGCTTTTCTATTTGGCCTTCTTACATGAAATATTTCATTTTTATCGTAAATGATTGCCCTGTTTGCTTCCGTACTTTGTTTGTACCCAATTTTTTCCAAAACTCCTTTTTGTTTCTTTTCAGAATCAACAAGAATTGTCATTCTTGTAGGATCTATATTGTATAATTCGGCAACAATTGGATGTTTGGATTTTGCAGAACCTTTGGTTGGAACTTTTTCCCAGTAGAAATTTCCGTAAGCAAGATAATTTTCAATGGCAACTCCAACAAGTGTTTCGATTGTATCCTCTGGGTTTGGCATGTCGAAAAACTTTATTAACCTGTTTAGATCTGATTTTTTCCCTTTCCCTTCAAATGCGGGCTTAATTACATATCCTCCCCCAAGAACAGAATCCCTGATTCTCGATCCGCTCTGGACAGAACCAGGAGCATCGCTATACATGATGCTTAACGTATCGTAATTTTTTCCAGCGGAATACAAATTGGCATTAAAATCCGTTGTACCAGAAGTTGTGACAAATCTTCGTGAAGCACTAAGTCTTTGTTCGGCGGCTTTTACTGCTTCATTGGCTAAATCTTTCTTTGCAGATTCTATGACCTGGTTAACAGTTGTTTGCACCTCTTTATTGAACTTTTCTTGATAATTTTCGGAATTTTCAAAGAAATTTGAAAGAAATTTGGGTAATTTCATATTTTTTTATAAAAAAAACTACTAATTAAAATTATAGAGCGTTTAAAAATATAATGCAACTACTAAATAATTTTAATTCCCCATCCTGGGGTTCCTTGTGCACAATGATAACAAACAGCGGGACCGAAAGAAGAGATTCAATTCGAAGATATTCGAAAAAAGATTTATCGTCTTAAAGAGATCGGTTACAATATTTACAAAATAACTTTCGATGGATGGCAAAGCATAGACAGCGTACAAACGCTAAAATCTGCTGGTTTTAATGCAGATTTCTTTTCTGTTGATAGGAACCCTGAATCCTATTACACTTTAAAGGGAGCATTGCTTGATAAACGCATGGAATACTATTACTACCAGCCCTTTGTTGAGGAACTTCAGCAACTCGAAGAATTAAAAGGAATGAAAATTGACCATCCTCGACAAGGGAAAAAAGACGTTGCTGATTCGGTGGCCGCTTGAATTCTCATCATAAGATCAATCCAAATTTTTGGTTTTTTTTCAATCTTTCCTTCTGGGGTTTTAGTTTCCACCCATCCGTTAAACTTCCCCATACAAAATCCAGCACAGTCGCCTCTTCCGTCTTTATTAAGTCCAAGGTCGATATGGATATATCTTTTATCCGAATCGTAATTTTTCTCACTAACACGATTAAAGAACCATTCGGAAAAATCTCCAGTACGTGGATCAATTGGGTGTTTACGGTTGCAGTCGGCATTATTTGAAATAACTTCTGGATTGTTGAAAAATCCCTGGATGGCAAGAGACGGCATGGCTCCATAATCACGCATGGCACGTTCTGGGTTTTGTTTAAATTCTTCTTCGTATTCTGTTGGAACCAAAATACCTTTTCCTTTTAATGAGGGGAGATATAGGGCAGCGTCAAATTTCCTACCACAATAGTTTTCTGGAGGAGTTGCATCCCACAGAGCATATCTTTTTCTGAACACCTTCGGGTTGTCTTTTTCAGCCTCAAACTTCTTTTCGGCAAAATCGTAAACATATCTTGGTGAGGTGATAATGATCAGTTTCCCTTTTGAAAGAAATCTGGACTTCTGTCTTTTCTTAATTTGATTATATGATTCCTCGGCATAATCTTTATCTTTAGTCATGATGTGAAATGATGCCTCGTCAATAACGGCTCCAAAAATATTATATCCCAGAGGGGCCTCTTCGTGAGAACCCAGGGGAAGAATATATAAATGTTTAGGTAATCTTAATTTAGATTTAATGATGGGATCTGGAGGATACCAAGTCTGAAACCATTTGGAATTATCAATTCTGTTTTTAATTTCTCCAAAAACAATGTCTTTTGCATGATTAAACGATTTGGAAATATTGATAAATGCAATTTTTGTCCCCTTGGCAAACTTGAAATACTCCTGGGGGTTTCTCAAACAAAGAAGTCGATAAAGACTATAAAGAATTGCCATTGAGCTAGTATAGCTATTGTGTGTGACTGTAAAATCCCCAAGAAGATATAAATGATCTTTGTCTATGTCGAATCCATAATAATTACCAATTCCTACCGATTCTATTGCAAAGCCTGTCATTAAAATATCTTTTTTCTGTTGTCTTTTGTGACATTGTTTTCTTTTTAATCTGGCGGGTATTTCATCTAATTCTCCAGATATGGAAATTCTGTATGAAGCAAATTTCTTGCCATTGCAAGAAGTTTCCCTTTTTTTTACATAAGCAGCAAATCCCAAAGAACGACATAGATAGGCCACATCATCAATTAAAACCTTATTTTTATTAGAAAACTCCAAACAATTACTTCCTTGGTAGCCATCAGTATCAATCAGTCCTGCTAATAATTCTAGCCGAATATTTCTTGAATTGGTTTTATAAATCAGTGGAATATGTTTATTGTTTAATACGCCGATTTCTCTAAACTTTTCCAACAAAATATTCCTATTTTTATCGCCATTTTTAATTCCGCTTGTAATAATATATGTTGGACAAGTTTTATTTTTGTTTTGATTAACATTTACGCTTAATTTAAGTTTATTTGCTTGAGAATAAACCTCGTTTTTAATTTCTTTATCTTGTGTTGAAATTCCTATATTGTGACTATTGCCGTCTCCTAACCATAAACCAAGAAAATAAGAATCTATTTTTACTTTCTTCTCGTTGAATTCAATTCCAGACCTCCATAGTTTTAAAATTCCCTTCATTTTTTTACTTAATTTAAGGTAATCTGTGATTGATATATTTACTATATTCCCAGCTTTATGGTCAAGACGACCATTTTTAGCAATGATGCCCTTGTTGGTTCTTTTTAACGATAATATGTGAGATTTATTGACAGTAAATGGTTCTCCTTTAGTTGGGATTATTTTATATAATTCTTCTTTGCCTCTAGATAATGAAGATACTTTACGAGGTTTGCTGTCCCAACCCATAAGAAGATCTCCCTCTTTAATATTTTCTACCGTATCAACCCTACCAGAGTACCGAATCACCTCGGTGCCTTCGGCAAGACATTTGCCTGATCCGATTCCCGCTATGCAAAGAGCCTCTTCATAGGCTCCAAGATTCTCGAAATCTTCAAATGTTTTTCCACTATCAAAAATATCAATAAGGAGTTTTTTATTAAAAGGTCTGGGAGCATCCTGTGGGTCTATGAAATCAGGATTTTCCAGGAACTCCTTCATCGTCAGTGGTTTGTGTTCGTACTGGGGATGGCTCACTAGGAATTCCCATCTCTCCAGCTCCGTCCGCGGGGCGTGTTCTAAGAACTGCACGAACTGCGGTGAGAATTGCATTTCTGTCATTTGGTGCTGCTTCCTGAAATTCAATGGCGTATTTCGACACCTGAGCTTCAGCGTTTAAATTTAAGTTAATATTATCTGGGCTTTTAATTCCTTCAAGCTCTGACCTTTTGTTCAATATGGCAAGAGCCGTGTTCATAAAACTGTTCTTTGTTACCCCTACTGCCGAACTATATTCCCTGATGGCTTGATTATACAGAAATTTAAGTTTTCCTATAATTTCAATTCTGGTCTGTTGAAGGCTGGATTCGGCACTATCAACCAGATCTTCTTGCTCAACATATTCAATATCATTTTTGACAACCGCTGGGGAAACCTTAAATTTAATTTTACTTTTTCCTACCCCAACGCCTCCCTGAAGAACAAAGTATATTTGAGAAGCGTCATATCCCATTCTTAGGAGATTTCTTACGCATCCTCGCCTAACTGCGGTTTCTTTCAATTCGTCTTTAAGTTGGAGATCTTCAACCTTAACGGAAATCTCTATGTCTTTTGGGTCTGGTAAAAGGCTATCATAATTAAAACTCATTTTGACCTCCTTTGGCTCTCACGAAATCAAGTAATTTCCGAAAGAATTTCATGTCAACTACAACCAGCGGGTGCTTGCTCCATTGTCTTAGAACCAAAACGGCTTCATCTTTTGAACCCTTGCAATATTTTGTTTTAATTTCTTCAAAAAGGGGATAAACGGCAAACTTCTTATATCTCTTGCAGTCTATTTTTAAATTTTGGAAGTCTTCAATATAGACATCGGGGGCAATTGTAGCGTAATTAAGACGAGAAATTCTCTTGCCGCCCAGCTCTTCAGCGGTATCATATTCAAGATTCTTCCATGTACTATTGTGCATATTATTTCTTTAGGAAGACTGGTTGAATTTTATTTCCAGATAGCAATTCATTAACATGACCCGCCGAGACAGAGGAAAATTTCCCCTTTTCTCCGCAAAAATAACAGCATTCCATGTTTCTTTCACCAAAATCTTCCTCCTTTGGTACAAGCTTTATTTTTTCAGCTGTTTCCTCGTCTACAAGGTAATGAATGCTTCCGCACTTTTTACATTCGACGTAGGTAATTTTATTCATTTAGTTTTGCTTCAGGTTTCTTCTCCTTGCTTGGTTCGGTTTTGGCTACCGTGGCTTTAGCTTCCGTTTTTTTCTCTTTCTTGGGGAGCTTAGCTTTGGGTTTTTCCGCCACTTTCACGTCAGCAAAGATAAAGAAGTTCGGCACGTCTTTAACCGATGCTACGGCAACGTGGGAAACTGGAACACTGTTCTTTAAAAAATTGAACAGGGTTTTGTTGGCATCCTTTATGTTGTCGTATTGGTATATTTTCATATTTTTATTCTACAGGCACTAGCAGCTTTACAAGGAGGATTTTGTAAAAAGGTAATGAGTAGATAAAATAAATAAATATTTAGGACCGCAAATATAATAAAACTGGTTATCACTAAAGCGTCAAATCGTCTCTTTGGACCGAAGAAATTGGCAAGGGTACGATGTTTATGTTCAAGGAGCCACATGCAGAATCGGTTATGAATAAGGTCGTCGAAAGCGTCGGTACAATGTTTTCCCGTAGCCTTCATCCAGAAACAACGAATTGCTTCTTTAATGAATTTCCTCTTGCTTGGGAAGAATATTCCTAAAATTGCAAAATATACTATAAGTGATAGACAGGTGAGACAAAACATAAAACTTAACCTAAAAAAATAACCTATTCTTTTATTTTAACACTATTCTTTGAAGAAAGACAAGAAGTCATTTTTGTCAAGGACAACAAATTCTGTCCCAGATTTGTTTAGAAGAACTGAGAGACAAGGCATTTTACGACATTTCAACGCCTCATTATATATTTTTTCCCATATGTCTTTTGTTACTGTAAATCCCTTGTGATCTGTTGTTTTACAGTCTATTAAAAACTGATCTACTTTTACATCTCCTGGAGAAAAATATAATCCTCCGCTTCTCGGAGTACGTTTCCCTCCAAAGGATTTAGAATCTTTAATTTCTTTTTTTTGCCAATTTTTCAATTTTTTTAGGAAAAATTTTATAGACTCCCATTATGACCACGACTAGAATAATCATTAGGAAAAACCCAAGAATCATGCTGGTCATGAAATCTGTACCAGGAGATAAAATTTCAGCTGAGCTTCCCGCAATTGATTGTTTTGCTTCAACTGCAAAGGTTGGAGAGATTAAAAACATATTTTTTCACCCCCTCGCTTATGATATTGGTCCGCCCACAATTGATTCTGGAGTTGATACTTGCGGATATGGAGAATTTCCAGAATATTCCTTTGTTGTTTCGTGAGTTTCTGGTCGACTAAGGACTATAACTTCATCTGCAACGACTTCAGTTATAACATGTTCTAGGCTTGCCGCATCTGTCCAGCGTCTAGTAGATAATCTGCCAGCAATATATAGCTTTGTTCCCGACTTAACCATCAATTGACAAATTTCTGCCAATTTTCCCCAAGAAACAATGCGGTGAAAAGTTGCTTCGGTGTTTTGTTGTCCCGCGGCATCTTTCCATGTTCTATTTGTTGCGACGCTGAAAGTGGCAACTGTCGAACCATTTGTTGTAACTTTAACCACTGGATCCTTTGTGACATTTCCTATCAATTGAACAAGATTAAGACTTCTTGACATATTTTATAATTTGAGCAATTTTTCTTGAAAAGGTTTGTTTTTTCTTATTTCTTCAAGCAATGCTTCTTTTCCCTGAAAAGTTTGCCCTAAAATATCGTAATATCCTCCCCTTCGGGTTATTTTACCATTGAGAAGCAACATGGAAACCAACTCGTCGGCTTTATCGAATAATTCGGGTCGTGGATTCATTTTGTCAAAATGGTAAAAAATAAAGTAGCCGTCTTTATATGGGGCGGAAACTTTAGATTTGGTAACTTTAAACTTGACTTCTTGTCCTATCGGTTTTTTATTCCCATCAACCAAAATTTCTCCGCGATTTACTTCCATGCGAATTGAGGAATAAAATCCCAATGCTCTACCTCCTGTTGTTATATTTGGGTTGCCATACATAGTCGGTTTCTCTCTGATCTGATTAACAAACATTACTAGAGTTTGATTTTGAGCTGCTTTTGCCGTTATTTTTCTTAAACCCTTGCTCATGAGTCTTGCGTGAAGTCCGATTGTTTGTTTTTCCATTTCGTTTTCTTCCTCATAGGTCGGAACAAGTCCCGCTACTGAATCGACGACGATTATTGCAACATTACTTCCCAATATTTTCTCGATCATGTTGAAAAGCTGTTCTCCGTTTGAAACCGTAGAAAGAATAAGTTCATCCATTTTTACTCCTATTTTAGTTGCAAATTCTTTATCAAATGTATTTTCGGCATCAAAATAAACGCAGGTCAAGCCCTTTTTTTGAGCTTCGGCCACCGTCCGAAGAGCTACCAATGTTTTTCCCGAAGAAAATGGACCGTAAAGCTCAATTGTTCTTCCAAGGGGCCATCCGCCTCCCAAGGCCCAATCGACATATGGAGATCCTGAAGAAATTCTCTTAATATCTACAAGAGGCATATCCGTAACTCTTCCTATCGTATGATCGCCGAATTTTTTGTTGATTTCGGCGACAATTTTGTCAATGTCGCTTTTCATAAATTTTAATATTTTTCTGGTTCTTTGTCCGCGTACATCATTGCCTTTAGTTCTTTTTCTGCTGTAATATATTTAAGAAGAAGCCTATCTTGATAGAAGTCTCTCTCTAGTTGTTCCCTGCCTTCGAAATTAGGGAAAACAAACTTTGCTGTCTTTGTTCCCCATTCTACTCCGATGCACTGAATATCATTGGTGATAAACCACGCAGCAATTTTGAAACTGGTAGTTTTATATAAATCTTCATCCATATTTTCTAAATCTTTTGACCGAGGATTAAAACCACGTAGCCACTATTTATAGCTACACACATAGTATTATACTCCTTCTTTTCCAGGTTGTCCCTATGTGTTTTGGAGTTTAACCATGCAGTTAAAATATTTTCTTCACTTGAAAAACCTACTGCTAGGTTTTCGCCTATACGATTATAAATATATTTATTTTGGTGAAAGAAACCAGGTGCGAGAAGAAAAAAACCATTATGCGACCAATCTTGAGGATTATTATTCAAATAATCTGCCCGCTCCTTAGCCAGGCTGCATAAATTTTGATCTTCATATAAAAAGCTCAGGTTGTTTTCTTCCCTAAATCTATTTATATCATATTCCATTTTAAACCCAGACATTGGGAATGACAAGGGGCGAATTATCTTCTTTGGCTTAGACTGCACAAAACATAGAATCATGCAGATGGTAACAAAGACAAAAACAAAGATAGCTAAAATTATTGTGTTTAAGATAAATTTTTTCATGGTTTGGAAACTTTGGCTTTTTGATTCAAATAATTTAATTTTCTTTTCTTTTTTTCCTCTCTAATTTTCCAAAGTTTTTTTAATCTAGGTTGCTCTTGAGCTGGTCTGGCATAGCTTTGTACTTTGTTTTCTCCCTTTTTCATTCTTGTTCCCTTGCCAAGTTCGATAATCGCATGGAAATAGTTTCTCTTTACAAGAGCATTTCTCAGTTTCTCAATCGTTCTTTGAGACAAGAGCGGCTCGTTCATTTTTATTCCCATTAGTTGCTTATATTCCCTAATTGGGATTCTATGCCTTCTTGTAACATGTCTTACCAGGTCTCGACACCATTTCCCACAAATTCCTCCGTTTTCTGGATATTCGCAGAGAAAAGTGTCGGCCATTTGATCGTATTCTGGTTTTCCGTACATTTTTATTATTTATTTACTTGCACTACTTTGTAAAACTCGTTTCTTGGGATAACAAGAATTGGTTTTTGATCGCGGGCAATAAATTTATAATTACTGGCAACCTTGAGAGCTTTTTCTGGTGTAATTTCGTATGTGCCATATTTCATAATGTGAACCAAGATTTTTTTCTTTAGTTCAAGTGCTTTTTCTATGGCTTCGACTGAAACCCCTATTCCCTCAATTCTCTCTGGCCAATTATATTTTTTCCACGCTCCCCAGAATGGCTGGTGAAGCTGGAGCATTAAATGCTTTTCTGTTTCAACCCATTTTTGATTTCGTATATCCATAATTTTTTTAATCACCGCCTTTCTTATTTTTTCTTACTTTCCAATTTAATTCTTTGAACCTCATTCCATGAACTATTGAAAAAATGGATGCCCCTCCTATCTGAGAAAAAAATTCTTTTACGTCTTTTCCTAATAAATAGAATTCTCTATTTTTGTAACGATAAATTACCTCAGATGGATTTGTATTTGGTATTTTAACTTTTATTTCCATATCTCAGATCACCCTAATGATCTGAGTATAAAAACTATTTCTGCCCTGTTGGAATCTGCATCATCATATTAGTATCGCTTCCTAACATGTAAACTGGCAAAACTCCATTCCATTGTTGAATCCACATTTTTTGTAAAATTTCAGATGTTAAGGTTTGCTGTTGTAGTTTTTGTGAGTCAGCTTCACCTCTTGCCTTGTTTACTGCCGCTTCTGCATCTTTTAGAGCTTGGTTGGCAATATATTGAGCTTTTTTTGCATTTTGTTCTGCGACTTGTTTTTGCTCAATGGCCACGTTAAATTCTTGTGAGAAACAACATTAACAGGAGAACAGATTTTTAAAGGGTTGGTTGGAATAATAATTGGACTTTTTATTCTAATTGAGTTTATTTCAATGTTTGTATCTGTTCCAGCAGGATCAGTTGGAGTCAAAACTCGCTTCGGAGCAGTTGTTGGAGTGATGCAACCAGGAATGAACATAAAGCTTCCAAGCCTTTTTGAGAACGTAACTATCATGAATAGCCGTGTTTTAAAAACAGAAGTCAAAGCTGAAGCGGGAAGTAGCGATTTGCAAACAGTTAGCACCGACATCGTGGTTAATTATCACATTGATGCTAAAAAGGCTCAAGATATTTTCCAAAAAATCGGCGATAACCAGATTGTAGAAGACACAATCTTGAGACCAGCAGTTTCAGAAGTTGTTAAAGCGGCTGTTGCTAAAAAAACTGCTGAGAATATTTTGAAAGAACGACCAAAGTTGAAACAAGATATTGATAAAGAATTAGCCTCAAGAATGAAACGCTATGATGTTTTTATTGACGATGTTTCAATCGTAAATGTTGATTCTGTATTATTGTCTTTCATTTTTTATTTCACCCCCTTTCTTTTGTCACTTGTCTTAATTTCGATGATTCTACACATTTCGGAAATACGTGACACAATTCTATCGCCAACTCTTTCTGCCAATTCTTGAGGCGTGAAGTTGCTTGTAATGACTGTTGTTTTCATATTTGAATATCTTTTGTCAATCAAAATATATATTATTTCTGAAACCCATTCGCTTGCCTTTTCAGCTCCAATATCGTCAATAATGAGTAGATTTATATTTGCCAGGTTTTCGATAATGCTTTCGTTTTCATAGCTTGATCCGTCGAAATTTCCCTTCAGTCTCATAATCAGTTCTGGAAACTTAATCAGCTTTGTTTCCATATCTACTTCCTGAGCAATTTTTGTTACAAGGTGGGTTTTCCCCGTGCCTGCCCCTCCGAACAAAAACAATCCTTTTGGTCCATTATTTTTTATAAAGTCTTCAACGGCTTCCCATGCTTTTTTGTTCCCTTCTTCTATTTTAAATTCTGGTAAAAGCCAATATCTTTTGTCTATTCCAAGCCTTTTATAATATTCTATTTTCTGTTCGCATTCTCGATGAATCTCTGGAATCTCCCAATCGTTCCATCCCCACTCTGGCTCCAGTTTCTTTCCGCAGAGGGGGCAGATTTTGTCTGATTCTGGTTTCGGCGGCCTATCTCTCAACGAGGTCATCATATTTGCCTTTCTCTGGCTGATTAGGGTGGATAAATCCTCCAATTTTTTTGTTTGCCGTATAATTCTGCTTGGCGGTTTCCAAGTCTTTAAACTTGTCGAAACCACGTTGCAAAAAATCGGTCAACGTCCATTTATATTTAAAAAAATATTTGTCCGAGAACAATATTTCTGAGTAATTAGAAATTGCTTGTGTGATCTCTCCTTCGCAATAGTTTTTTATTCTTTTATTAATTGCTTTTTTCATATCTCCGTCAATGAACTTATGTTTTATTATTTCTTTAGAATTCCAAAAGTCAAAAATTCTTATATATAGTTCTTTATTGGTATCATTTATTGTAGTCTCCTTTATTGTGTCTACAGTTTCTGTAGAGGTAGGCTCTACAGTTTCTGTAGACCCCCTCTCCAGATTCTGTAGAGGTGGAAGGTCATAGTTTTCCTCTTCCATGTTCGCAAAAGAGAGAGAATATTCTGAAGCCTTACCAGTAATTTTTCCACCCTTTTTGCTAACGAACCCTTTGTCAATCAGTCCCTTTATCGCATTAGAGAGAGTTGTTGGACTTACAATCCCACACCCCTTGTCACAGTTTCTTATTCCGCCAATAAATTGGCTGTAGGAAATTCTGTCTGCGGTTTTTTTAAATCCCCAGGTATGACGAAGGATATAGTCGAGAACCTTTTGCTCGCTCCCTGTTAGGGCGTGCCACCAACCATTTAGGGCCTTTGGATATGGCCAATAATTGTTTGATGGCTCTTTTGGGAAACCTGGAAATTTATCCATAAAACGCGTTGGGGAGCCACCGTATTTCAGATGGCCCCCCTCTTTTACTAAAACGGGATAGATCCGTCTGGTCCAGACGAAACCTCCGCAGTGTTTTCTGCCCTAATTTGACTATCCATAGGATTGCCGTTTATGTCAAAAAAATCAATATTTTTCCCTGGACATTTTGTTTTTGACCAATTTGGGCAACTCCAGAATAGACCTCTTTTCCCCTCAACCAGTCTCATGGGAGCTTGGCATTGAGGACATTTTGGGATAACCTGGGCTGGATTCATGCCGTGCCCTCTCATGATTTCTTCCTGTGATTTTCTTTGCCATTCTGTTTGGCTTTTTTATCACACAAATTCAAACTGAAAAGCAACAAATGCTTACCCGCTTATTTGATTCATTTTTTGAAGTGATGATGAAAATAACTACGTTCATCATTCAATTTACACCACTTGG